GCAGGTGTTACGCAGGAGCATAAAGATAATTTTATAAAAGCATTCCAAAAATGGCAACAGGAAACAAACTAGAGGTTCAAATCGGTGCAGATACATCCGATTTAAAGAAAGGAATTACCGAGGCCGTTATTGCTTTAGAAAAATTACGACAACAAAAATCAGCTAACTTAAAAGTTGGCTTAGATGTTTCTACTTTAAATACTCAAATCGCAACTGCAAAAACTAATTTAGCAGGATTGCAAAAACAGGTTTCGTCTACTTCTACATCGATGGGAGGATTTACTAAAAGTACCGCAAACGGTTCTAATGCATTAATGCAATTTTCCCGTATTGCACAAGATGCTCCATATGGTATTATAGGTATTGGGAATAATATCACTGCAACAGCCGAAAGCTTTTCATATTTAAAACAACAAACAGGGTCAACGGGTGGCGCATTAAAAGCTTTAGCGAGTTCTTTAATGGGTACAGGTGGTATTTTGTTGGGAATATCCTTATTGACTACTGGACTTACTTTGTTATCACAATCAGGGTTAAGTGTTGGGGATATTATCGATAAAGTTACTGGCAAATTTGATGAGTTTGGAGGCGCGATAAAAAAAGCAAGTGAAGAGGCGGTTAAATCAACAGCGGGGGAAATATTTGGTTTAAAAGCCTTAGTTAGCGCGTCACAAAATAAAGCGTTATCCGATAAAGAAAGATTATTGGCCGTTGAGGATTTACAGAAACAATACCCCGGATATTTTGGCAATTTGTCCAAAGAACAAATAATGACTTCTAATTTAACTGGAGTCGTAAACGAACTTACAGCAGCTTTATTAAATCGCGCTATTGCTGAAAAATTAGCTAGTGCAAGTGCGGATATTCAATTAAAAGTTTTTGCCGCAAATGCAAAATTAGTTAAACAAAAAAATGAAACATTAAAACTTGAACAGCAATTAATAGCATTAAGAGCTGGCGCAACAAATGACGAGTTATATGCTGATAATCAAAAATTTATAAATGTAACAAACTTAAATGGATTAATTAGAAATTCAAAAGATGCTGAAAATGAATATAGGCAAGAAATTTTATCAGGAACAAAAGCACTTGAAAGACGGCAAAATGTAATAAATACGTTAACGGCTTCAAGTATAAAATTAAGTCAGTCAACAGGCGGCAAAGCCAAAGCGGCACCCAAAGTTTTTGAAACTCCACAAGTAGACGCGTTACAAAGTTTCATAACACCATTAGAATTAACCCCAGTTATTGATGTTTCAAAAGTTAGAACTTCAATGAAGTTGATTTCTGGTATTATTTCAGAAGAATCAGTAAGGGCGCAAGAAGCATTGTTGTCGTTTAATGAAAATGCAAGCAATATTATAAATGACAGTATAGCATCTACATTTGAAAATTTAGGTGCGATTATTGGAAATACAATGGCAAGTGGGGGTAATATTTTAGAAGCGGCTGGCAAAAGTTTATTAAGCAGTTTAGGCAGTGTTTTAGTTGAATTAGGTAAAATGGCAATAAAAACAGGGGTCGGTATTTTAGCGATTAAAATAGCTTTAAAATCGCTAAATCCATACGTAGCAATTGCAGCAGGTGTAGCTTTGGTTGCTTTGGGTTCGGCCGTGTCTTCTAGCGTAAAAGGATTAGGAGATAGTGGTGGAGGCGGAGGTTCTACATCGATGTCAACAGGTTCAACCGCAAACAATACATCAACTACATCAGGCGGCACAGGTTGGAGCGGTGGGACAAATGGAACGGTAGTATTCGAAATAGCTGGAACTTCTTTAATTGGTGTTTTAAACAATACGACTGAACGTAACTTAAGAATTGGAGGAAGATAAATGGAAAAATATTTTATACAAAACGACACAACAGGTTATTTAGTTCAAATATTTGACGCTAATTTTAGCGGTGTTTCAACTGAAATATTTGGCAAATTATCATTTGACAAAGGAAGTGTAAATAATATTTTAGATACCATTCGAGGAACCGGAATAAATTTAAGATTAGAAGCAAATCCGTTATTAACTTTTGACGAATTTTCAGAAGCGGACGAGAAAACTTATACGGTAAAAGTAACAAATAGCACCGGAACTGTATTTAATGGATTTCTTAAGCCAGATGGTGTAACTCAATCTTTTGTGCGTGACTTATGGGTAGTTGATTTAGATTTTATAGACGGTTTGGGGTCTTTAAAGGATTTATCATTTGTAAAAAGTAATGGATTTACATTTACGGGTAAATTATCGATGTTTGAAGTTATCGAAGCATGTTTGTCCAGAACTGGCTTAGTAATGACAATTAATAGCTTTGTTGATGTCTACTATATTGGATATGCTGGAACTAATATTTTAAAAGACACTTATATTAATTCTGAACGTTTTGTCAAAGTAGATTCTGACACAATTATGACGTGCGAAGAAGTTTTAAATTCAGTACTTAATATATTTTCTGCTTGCATTACACAGCAAGACGGCCAATGGTGGGTGTATAGGCCAAATGAATTTATAAATAACGTTTCGTTTATAGACAACACATTAAATATAGCCTTTACAAAAAGCCTGTACAAAAAAATAGGCTCTCAAATTGATAATTTTTACCCTCACCATTGTGGAGGAAATCAACAAATACAAACAAAAGGCGCAATTAGTGCGTATAGATTGAATTATAAATATGGATTTAAGACTGCGATGAACGCAAATACCACATTACATCATGATAGCGCATTAATATTTTACGACTGGACTAAAGAAGCTGATTTACACGGGATAGTTTTAGTTAATGATTTAGATGATACAATGGGGTTAAAAATGATGGCGATACATCCATTAACACCCGATTATCCTATTTTACATTCACAAGTATCGCCAGTATTGGCAGGCAGTCAAATCGATTTAAGGGTAGAATTAAGTTCAGAAACAAGTGGAAATACTTTTTTTGGTTTTGAAGTTAAACGATCCGATGGTTATTGGGCTAATAATAATGGTGACTGGATAAATTCATTAACAGTTGCGAGTACTTCAACGGCTGCATTTTCAACATCTCAATGGACTTTGAAATGCGCGCCAGTTCCGAGTAATTGCGGCATATCAGTAACAATATGGGGGGCATTAAATCCATCGTTAGGAGTTGTTGAAGTTCAGAAATGCGAACTTATAAATAATTATAATTATGATGGTAAAATAGGCGGTTTTTATACAGTACAAAGGGATAACGCACCTAGTTCATTAATTAAAGAAAACCAAGAAGTTTATAATGGAGACAGTATTGACGATATATTTATAGGTGCGATTTATAAAAGTGATAAAACAACACTTACAACGATTTGGACACGTAAAAATAAACTAGAAGAAAAAAGCATTTTACAAATAAGCGCAGAGGACGATATGCGCATCCAACAAAAGCCAATTAAAACATTTACAGGCGATATTTATGGATACGTTCCATACTTATCTATAATCGAAATAAATAACATATCAGGACTATTTATGTTTATTGAATATAGTTATGATACTGATTCTAACATTACGCGCGGCAAATTACAGCAATTTTTTACAAGCGAAGTTGCTGACTTAAATTATAGTTTGACGTTCGACTACGGATCAGTTGTTAAGCCATCAATCAGAGGGTAAATATCTAAAATCTGTCTTATTTATATTGTTTCCATTTAGTTGTTTTATAAAAGAAACGTGAGAGTACTCTAAAAAATCAGAAACATCTTTTGCACAGTCGTAAACTTGATTAGTTTTAATGTTTACGACTTTTTTTGTATTAAAATTTAATTTACCTTTTAAATTATAAAAATTACATTTTTCGCCTTTTCTACCTGTTTTTAAACCAATTACATATGCATGTATTTGATTTTCTGAATTAGTACACCATTCTAGTTCAGTTGCTCTATTATCTATTTTTATTCCTTTTTTATGATTTACTTGCGGTTTATTTTCAGGATTTGGAATAAAATGTAATGCAACTAATCTATGAAATTTTAATACTTTTTTTACATTATTATTTCTAAAAGTAGAAATTAAATAACCATCTTTATCCTTACATCCTTTTAGCAATTTGTTTTTTCTAACATTTCTAACGCTTCCTAAATCGCTAACTTGATAGTTTTCAAATCCTTCAATATTTTTCCAAACTTCCATAATATAAAAAGAATCCGTCAATGTTGCAGCATATCGGGATTCTTTAAATTAATTTTTTAAAATCTAACTGCAATTAGAATTACAAATATACAAATTTTTTATTATCTTTGAATAAATATTATCATAATATGGATTTTTACAAAGGAGAAAGTAGAATTTTATACATAAAAGTACTAGGCAGTTACTTACCGATTGCTTGCCTTACTGACAATCCATTTAGCGAAACAAGCGAATTTATCGATACAACGACACGTGATAATCAAGGTTGGACAACATCGCGACCTATGATGCAAAGTTATAATATTTCATTTAGTGGCTTGCAAGTAAATTCAAGTGTTAACGGTGGTACATTTACTGTTGTTAGTTACGATAAGTTAAAGCAATTAAAACGAGATAAAATACTATTGGATTGGAAAATACAGGGGTCTATATTTCCTGTAGTTGATTATGGCAAAGCGTATATTAACGATTTGTCAGAGGCTTCAAACGTAGGCGAATATTTAACCTTTTCGGGTTCTATGGTTGGTTACGGTATTCCTTTAACACGAACTTTAGGTGAATTTGTATTGAATGATGGTGACCCTGAAGTGATTTTAGTAACTACAGAAGATGCAAACTTTATAATTAAGACAAAAGACTAATGGCAATAAATCCAGCAGAAATAACGACCATACGAGTAGGTGAATTACCTGTAGGCTCGATTACTTTAACTTCTAAATTAGCAGTCGAAAACGGTACTGATTTAGAACAAGTAACAGGTCAAGACGTAGTAGATTTTATAAACGTTAATTCTAATGCCTTTCAATTTGAAGTTAGGGATTTATGGGTTAACCAAGCATATATCGATACTAATTTCGACGGCACGGGTTTAGGTATCTTATTAATGGACGGTTGGGCAATATGTAACGGACAAAACGGTACGCCACCTATGGATGGATTGGTAAGTATTGGGTACGGTACTAACTACGGTGTTATCGGTGCTTTTGGTGGGTCTAAGGATGCGGTTGTGGTAGAACATACTCACACGTTTATAGGCTCAGAAGATAATACACCCGAACCTGGTAGTTACATTTGTACAAATGACGATGGTTCGACGGGTGTACAAACATCTTTAAGCACAACAGGCGTAAGCGGTATTGGTAAGAACTTACAGCCTTATATTGTCCTTTTAAAAATAATGAAATTATAAATAAATTATGGCTATAAATCCCGATAATATTACGACAATTAGAGTCGACCAATTACCTGACTTAGGTATAACTTTAGACAGTTTAATCCCGCACACAAACGGAACGGAACTAAACTCGTCGCCTGTTACTGATTTTGTTACTTTAGTGGCTTCGGCTATTGAGGGCGGTATCGGAGTAGGTTATTTACCTGTTTCTGTAACAGACGGTCAAACACTCCCTGCAATACCTGACAACCCGAGTTTTATATTAGTTGGCGTTGGTACTTTTGGAAATTTAAACGGTTACCCTGACATCGTTTGTACTGAAGAGTTAAACGCTATAATGAGTTTAACAGACCATTGGGAAATCGCTGTTGAGATTCCAATTACCGCACCTGTAGGCGTTCAAACCGTAACGGGTTCTGCGGTAGATAATACAGACCCTTTAAACCCTGTAATTAATAGTACGGGGGGCGGTGCAGTAACCTCTGTAAACGGAGATACGGGCGCAGTAGTAGTAGACTTAGAAAGCGTATTGACTGAGGGTGATAGAGGTGTAAAAGATTTAAACGACTTTTCAGATTATGATTTTATAGCTGAGGATAGATACAAATTTATTACACAAGTAGCTGATAGTATAAATATGACTTTAAACGCTGGTGTATTTCCTTTAGGTAGCGTTTTAAAGGTAAGAAATGTAAGTGGCTCAGGAAGTTTTACTATTGTGCAAGGAACCGATGTTTTAATACAAGACACTGTTACGGGTAATAAAACTATACCTGATGGTTATTTAGCGATTTTAACATTACAAACAATTAGCACAAACGAACTTTGGTTAATTCAATTAATACCGTCTGAGGTTTCAAGCGGTGGCGTTTCAGACGGGGACAAAGGCGATATTACCGTAAGTGGTTCGGGTACTGTTTGGACTATCGATAACGGTGTAGTAAACAACGCAAAAGTAGCGAGTGGGATTGATGCGGTTAAGATTTCAAGCGGAAACGTAAGCAATACCGAATTTGATTATTTAGACGGGGTTACAAGTGCTATACAAACGCAGTTAGACGCAAAGGCTATTAAGTCAACAAGCGCACATTCAATTAAAGTAAACAATACAAACGCAACGGCAGATGAACTTGAAAAAACATATAAGTCAATAGGAGAGCAAGCATATACAGGAACGCCTACGTTTACATCAACAACAGACCCTAGCGGTACAGAAGATAAAAGCTATAATTTTAGACATTTAGACAATTGGTGTAACGTTTCATTTAATTTTGCTTATGCAAATACAGGGACTGCTGTAACTCAAATGGTTTTTCCTATGCCAAGTGATTTACCTGACCCAAAAGTACCTACTGGATTTACAGGTGCAAGTGTTGTATTATATAGCGGTTCGGGTTTTGCGGGGATAAACTTAACGGCTAATGCGGCTAATGCTTCCGATATGCCATTCTTTATCCGTAGAAATTCAGCAGACACAGATTTTGAATTTGTGTTTAGTATGGGTTCTGCAAATTGGAGAGTTTTTAGAATGACAATCGAATATCCCGTTTCATAAATGGTCTATATCTTTTCTTTAGCAATAATAGTCTTTATAATAATTGGCGTTACGGCTAAAATACGTCAAAATGTTACGTACAATTACGCTCCGACACCCTACTATGATTTAAGCGTTGAGGAAAAGATATTTATACAGTTGGTATAACGACCATCGTAAAGGCTTAGGGTTACACGCTTTAATCCCTGAGAAGTTAGCAAGTGAAGTTTGTTACAATCAAACGGTAGCGGATATATTAAACGATGAAGATGCAACGCACGAACATTGGCAACAAATGAGAATAGACGCAAAAGTTAACGTAGACAATTGTAGTCATATTTGTGCTAATCAATACAGTAGCGGTGCAGGATTATTTAATGGGTATATGGGAAGCACAGAGGGTCACAGAGAAGCCTTAGAACATAAAACAAGAACGCATATAGGAACGTCCTTTATGCAATATAAAAATCACACATTATTAACACAATACAAATGACAGAAGAACAATTAAGAGTTTTGGAAGAGTGCTACGAAAAGTTAGCAAGTGTAGATTTAGACGGATGCGTTATAGCTATTCCCGTTGGTACACCAAGACCGCCAAAGTAGATGAATAAGGTTTTAGGATATTTGCCTATTGCAATTTGCGTTTGGTATGTATTGGCTTTATTAATGCTTTTGTTTAGATTAGACTTTTACAAAGACATTTATTTAACCGCTGATACAATCGAAAGTTATCTTTGCTTTGTGGTTTTAATACACGGGTTATTTAATTGGAATAGCTATACTGACTTTGCAAAAAGTAGTTGCATTACAATAGTAGCTTTGGCGTTATTGAATATCCTACAACCTTACACTAACAATCAAGTTTATTTTTATTTTTACGTTAACATATTAGCTGGTAATTTTATTTACGGCATTATTAAAAGCAGATAACAGAATGGATTTTATTTTTAACAATTGGTTTAATATTGTAACAGTATTGGGTATCCCTTTGGCGTGGATTTTTGGAGGACGTCAAGCAAAGAAAGTAGAGATTAAAAACTCAAATGGGGACTTTTTAAATAAGGTGCAAACTATTTACGATAGTTTAGTAGACGACTTAAAAACCGATAGGGACGAATTAAAGGCTTGTAATATTGAACAAGACCAAAACATTAAAGATTTAAGAAATGACGTTAGGAGTTTGCAAAAACAGTTTAACGACTTGTATTTAAGTTATGCAAAAGAAGTTGAAGCTTCTACGTTTTGGAAAGAGAAGTTTGCGGAGTTGGAAACTAAATACATTCAGTTAGAAAAAGACCACGAAGAACTTAAAAAACAATTTGAAACTTATAAAAAATCGCATAAATGATACACCTAAAATATAAGTCTTTACTAAACGGCTATCATATAAACACGCCTTTACGTTTAGCGCACTTCTTATCGCAAATAGAACACGAAAGCGGTGGTTTTAAGTACTTAACCGAATTAGGTGGTAAATCATACTTTGATAAATACGATGGGCGCAAAGACTTAGGTAATACTCAAAAAGGCGACGGCTATAAATTTAGGGGGCGTGGATATATTCAAGTAACGGGTCGTTATAACTATTTATCACTTTCAAAAGATACTGGAATTGATTTTATAAACAACCCCGATTTATTAGCTACAGAAGTAAATGCTATCGTTTCCGCTTGTTGGTTTTGGAGCAAAAAGAATTTAAACGTTTTAGCCGACAAAGACGATTTAATAGGTATTACAAAACGTATAAACGGTGGTACGAATGGTTTAGAAGATAGATGCAAGAAGTTAGCCAAATGGAAACAGTTACTTGCGGTTTAAATCTATCATAAACACCGCTTTTGTGCGTTAATAGAATATACTCAGCGTACTTATTAGCGGGGCTATCTAAGTTTAAATCGTAAATTAAACCCTCGTTAAAGGCGTCGATTATAATTTGCTTTAATTCTGTTTCTGTTAACTGTATCATTTTAATCTAACTTTTTCGTTTTTAATTTCACTATTAGATAAAACCTCTAAAACTTTTATTAAAGACGATATTGTTATAGTTTGTCCTTTTTCTATTTGAGTTATTGTGCTTCTATTTAAACCACTTTCAGAAGCTAAATTAGATTGAGTTATTGATAAATATTTTCGTTTATTAGAAACTATTTTAGGTATGTTTTTTAATAGAAATAGTATTTTATTTGTTTCTTCAGTATCTATGTTTTGAATATCAATAACGCTATTTTCCCTTTCGCTATAAAAATCTTTTTTATTGCATAAATCATATATTTCAGAATAGTAATTTATCCAATGTTTTTCTCTTTCGCAAAGGGAATTTAAATCTATGTTTTCCTCTAAAATATCAACGAATGTTTTATGCCCTAAATCTTTTAAAAGCTTAACATGGTTGTTTACTTCTTTATTGTGTGATTTTGTTAAATGTTTTAAGGGTCTTTTAATACCTACAGTAGTTTTACCTACATAAAAATAAGCGTCATTTCTTGAATCTCTAAGGGCGTAAATAAGATTTGTTGTCATATATCTAATAATTAAAAACTAAATATACGAATAAATAATGGCAATAACAAACATTTTTAATATAATTGTTGGAAAATTAAAACATAGACATGAACATAGACACGATGTCTATGTTACAACAAAAAACCCCGACTATTAAATCGGGGTTTCTCAACTATAACCAAACATCATGAAAAAACTTTTTAAAAACCCTCCGATTAAAGAGGGTTAATGCGTTCTATTGAAATTGGAAGTTATTGCGCCTATACCATTTTTTATTTTCGCTTAGCCCTAACGAAAATCATTTCTGTTGTTAAGGCTAAATTACGCCTTTTTTTCATTCCCACAACATTAAACTGTTATTTATATTGTTTCTAAATAAGTAGATAATGTATGATAGAAAAACCGATAGGTATGACAAAATCATACCTATCAGGTAGTTAGCATCAATGCTACGTTTATTCTATAATACCAGCATTTCGTAAATTAGAAACGATTTCTTTATTTACTGCTTCGGGATGTTTTGAAGTTAATTCAAACCTAACATTTAATGATTTTATATAATCTAATATTTTAGGATGATTTTCTTCAGTTGATTTCAAACTAACACCACCACTAGTTATACAAGCGTAATCATCGTAGTTATTTAAAGAATTAACAAATTTTATTACTTTTTCAGCATTTTCGTAGCTTAATAATCTAATGTAATTTTGCATAATAATTTTAGTTTTAAGAACCGCACTAATGCTAACAGCTTGTATAATTAATGCGGTATTAGTTTTAAATTTTAATATGATTTTGTACTTGTGTGGTCAGTTATATATGAAATGTTTCGGCGTATTTTTCCGCACTAACCATACAAGCGAAACGTTATAAACTATTATAGTAAACGTCCGTAACAATCGGTTTTCTTTTTGCCAATCCCGAATATATTTCCGTAATGATATTTATTAAGCCTCAAAACTCTAATAGCTTCAATAATAGACCAAGTAATAAACCACCAAATAGCGGTTAAGATTGAACTTGTAAATCCGTGTTTTGTATGAGCGTATTTTCCCGCCCATAATGATTTTACATTATAAGTCTTGAAATAAACAGTCGCTAACAGCATGTTGTTTTCAGCTTTTTCTGTAGTCTTTAATTTATCCATTGTTTTATATTTGTTAAGGTTAATTTATATCCGAAGCGTGGTTTTGTTTCAGTCCAAGCCGAAAAGCAACACGCAAGGCGTTATTTAAACACAAATTTAATAATATTTTCAATACTAATTACATTTATCATTAATTTAAAATCATTCTAAATAACCAACTAACTGACTAACTATCAATTTTTTTCGTATTTTCGTATTAATTTAAAAACTAAATTATGAAAAACGGAAACGAAAGATTTAGAATACAGCCGAGCCACGCAAAGTTATTAGGCTTAGAATTAAATAAAAACAACCGTTACAGATTAAACAAAGAAACCAAAGAAAAGTACGTTAAATTAAGGCGTAAATCAGAATCAGTTAAACGTTTATTCTTTGACATTGAAACAAGCCCTAACGTTGTTTATAGTTGGCGTATTGGTTACAACTTAAATATCACGCCCGAAAACATCATTAATGAACGTGCTATAATTTGTATATCTTACAAGTGGGAAAACGAGGAAACAATACATACCTTAGCGTGGGATAAAAACAAATGCGATAAGCAAATGTTAATAGACTTTATAAAAGTTGCAAACCAAGCCGATGAAATGATAGCGCATAATGGGGATAGGTTTGATATTAAATGGATAAGAACCCGTTGTATTTATCACAGAATACCAATGTTCCCAAATTATAAAACCTTAGATACTTTAAAGAAAGCTAAAAGCGGGTTTAATTTCAACTCGAATAAATTAGATTACATTGCGCAATATTTAGGTGTTGGTGCAAAAGTTAAGCATAGTGGTTTTGATATGTGGAAAGGCGTAATGAATAACGATAAAACCGCCTTAAGCGAAATGGTTAACTATTGTGAGGGGGATATAATTGTTTTGGAAGATGTTTTTTTAACTATGCAAAACTACATTAAGCAAAACACACACGCTGGCGTTTTAAACAACAATCTTAAATATAGTTGTCCTTGTTGTTCAAGTGAACAAATAACGCTCGTTAAAAACAATGTAACTGCTATGGGAACTATAAAAAGATTAATCGAATGTGATGATTGTAATTACAACTACGAAATAAGTAACAGTAGTTACATACTTTATTTAAAATTTAAAAACATTATATAAATATGACATTAGTATTTACATTAGCATATGTCGTAGGCTTAATGATAATATGGTTTACGGATAACGATAACGATTTTTAATTATGATAGAATTAAAATATAAAAACAAAGCCTTAGAATTAGTTATAAGGTTTCAAGAACTTGGATTTAATATAGAACAAGCCAAACAATGCGCTTTAATTTGTGTTGATGAGATATTGAGTGCATCTACTATTAAATTATCACCAAGTGGTAATGTAGGTAAATTTGTTTACATTGATGAATATTGGCAACAAGTTAAAGCCGAAATTGAAAAACTATGAACCGAGCGCAAGAGTTAATTTATATCATAAAAGGCATTAAAGCTGAGTTATACGTTAAATTCTTAGATTTAAACAATGATAATGACTTAAAAAGCACAAAGTATATAACCGAGTGTAAAAGCCTTTTAGATGCCTTAGAAAACAGTAAGAACGAATTAAATAAATTAAAAGAATAGATTATGGAAAACTTAGATTTTGTATTATGGATGTTGTTTTATCCTTTAATAACAAGTATTAGTGATTATATTGGGCATTTAAAAAAACCGAATAAAGTATTTAAAGAAAGTACTGATGTGGCTTATAGTTGGTTTTGTATGATACTTTGGTTTTATGTTGGTTATTTATTATATTAGACCTATGAAAACTAAACAAGAACGTTTAGAAATAATTAAACGATGGATGCAACGGCAACTCGAAAGAGGGCAAAATTGCGAAAGGACAAACACAAGATACCGAGAGGTATTCAAAGACGCAAAGTATTACGAAAATCAATTTAAAGTAAAAGATTATGGCAGACATTAGTATGTGCTCGGGCAAAGATTGTCCTTTAAAAGATAGCTGTTACAGATATACGGCTGAACCAAGCGAATACAGACAAGCGTATTTTGCAAGTTCGCCTTATTCTTTTATATCAAAAAAATGTTTAATGTATTGGAAAATAAAAGATGAAAAATAAAATAACAATATTAATACTCTCTATAAGTTTGGTAAGTTGTAGCACCCGCAAAGTCCAAAAGACTGAAGTTAAAGAAACAACCGAAGTTAAGGCAATTGATACTACAAAGACCGTTACCAATACGCAAAAGTTTGAGCGTTCAGTCGATACTTCAACTATTAACGAAATAGAGATAGTGCCGATTGATATTACTAAACCGATAACTTATAACGGTAAAACAGTTTTAAACGGTATCTTAAGACTTAAAACGACTAAAGTTAATAAAGTAGTTGAGATTGATGAGAAAACGTCACAAATCGAAAGTAAAGGCGTTTCTGTAGGTAGTAAACAAGTAATTGAAACAGAAGTAAAACAAACCGAGCGTAAAAGTGTTCCTCTTTGGTGGTTGTGGATTTTGTTACTTATCCCGATTTATTTTATTTATAAAAAGTTTAGGTAGTTAAAAAGAAACCCGCTTAGTTATTAAGCGGGTTTCTGATTTAAAATACTTTTAGCTAATTTTACTAATTCGTGTTTTTGCATTGCAAATAGTCCATTATAAACTTTAGTTGTGCTATTTCTAATTATTTTTTTTAATTCCATTTTAGTAAGTGATTCAATTTTATTTTCCATAATTTCTGATTATTTAGTTATTAATAATATTCAAAGATAGTAATTAAAATAACACCACCAAATAAAAAAGCAATTATTTTTTAAACTTTAACATTTTTTAATTATCTTAGCAATGTTTTCATAATTAGTTTTTTGGTTAAAAAGAAAATCCCCTCGCATTATTGGTAATGGAGGGGATTTTTGATTTAAATCTCATCGTCTGTTAAATCTTCTCTTTCAGATAGTATTTGCATTAATCTTTCGGGTGTTAAAATATAGCCTTGTAGCATTTCATCACAACCGAATTTACCGCAGTCTGAATAAAAGTTAATTTCTATTTTTCCGTCACCTACTTTTATTTCGTAAGACAGTTTTTGTTCCTCTATTGGTTTATATAAAAAACTCATAATTTCATACTTTATTTTACTTTTTGTTTATAATGTATGACAAAATCATATTTATTAGATAGTTATAAGCAAATAAAAATTACTCGCTTTTCGGTTCATCAACAACTTTTTGGTTTCTAATTTCGCCTTCCAACTCCATCATTTCTATAAAGCAATCTCTTAAATGCGAGTGCATCTTGCCTAACTCAAATCCATAAACAACATCATCTTTTTCAGAGTTACATAAATCTCTAACCAAATCCGCATTTAATTCAAACATTCTTTTGTAATGCTCAATTTGCTCTAACTGTTCTTGTGTAATCAAATATTTTCGTTCCATAATCTGTAATTTTTATCAGCTTATAACAGCGTATATGTGCAATACGCAGGAAAGAAACTTTAAATTAATAACAAATGTTTATTAGCGTATTGCACATATACGCAAAACGTTAGCATCAATGCTACAAATTGTTCTCATAAGAAAATTTATCGAACTTCTTAACCGCATTTTTATCGTTTGAAGCAACACAAGTAAAAATATAATCAATATCGTTCCACATATTTTCTGTTGTGTCAAATCTTCCACTTCTTGTAAAATGATATTCTTTGCAACCGTTAGGGATTATCTTTTTAGGTTCTTTTTTAGATTTCATTCTTTCTATTTCTTCCTCTCTATCAAATCTCAATCCTTGTTCTTGTGCCGCCATCATCATTGCTAGTGATGTTAAAATCATGTTTTTTCTCATTACGTTTTAGTTTTAAATATCCGCACTAATGCTAACAATGGTTTTATTCAATAGCGGGATTGTTTTTTAATTTAATAGTTGTTTTTAGTCGGTAATCTTTAATTTTTATGTAAACTTTATTTTGTACAATTCCGCTACTAAATAAAGCCACGAAACGTTAGCAAACAGCTTATGACGTACATTATAAATAATCAGGATTTTCAAAAACATTTCCAATAACTTCGCATTCTACAAATCCGTCAGCTTTCATTTGGTCAAACCCTATTCCAATTTTTCCAATGTACCAACTGCCATAATCTGTGAAAATAATTGGTCTATCTCTTGGGAAAAAACTATCAGGCAATCTAACTATATCACCTTCAAAAATTTCATTTCCTTTATTATCAATTGATCCTGTAAACTGCATTATATGGCAATCTTCAATTTCAAAGATATTTTCTTTAATACTTGGAGAATCCCAAGTTTGTTCAAAAACTAAATGTTCGTTAAATCCAAAAACTTTAATCATTCTATTTTGTTATTTTACCCAAGCACGGAATTTAAAAAGCCGATTTGCTAACACAGGTTTTGTGCTATTGCTTGGCTCGGTGTTTTCTGAATGTTTAGTCATAATCTGTAATGTTTAGTGTTTAATTAATGTTTTGGTTTTCTTTTACGCAACAGACACAAAGCCTGATAACGTTAAGGAAAATGCGCAAACGCCTTTTCCTTAACAGGCGCACTTCCCTTAACTAACGCTTTGAGCAAGCTCCAAAGCCTTCGCAAAGCGCGCCTGTTATAAGCAATAGCTACGTTAGATTTATTTAAGACGACTATTCATCATTATCAATAATGGAAAATAACATATCGTTCCAAATAAATTACAGGCTAATATTATCCTTATATTTTTAAAAGTTTGTTCGTTAAATTCAGGTAATTCTATAATTTGCCAATTAGCAAATGAAACCATTAATACTACAAATAAAAAAACAATTAATTCCGCTAATAGTAAAGCAAAAAATAATTTGACAAATAATTTTAAATTTTTCATAATCCGCTACTGCTTATAACAACGGTTACACGCCATTGCTATTTTGTTTATATTAGTTTAACTTTCACGTTTTAGCTTAGCCGAGAGTACTCAGTTCTTTGAACGCAACGGACGTGTAGCCGTAGAACGTTATAAGCTATTTCCTAACGACAGTGTACACTTCCGCACTCGTTTCACCATCCAAACTCTGACTAATACTAAAAGTCGCTCGTTTGAAATTGCTTTCAACCGGAATAGAAACTACATTAACTTGTTGTGTTACGCCCGTTCTAACTATCGCACCGTTACGCTTTATCGTATAATTTGCCCCGATGTGCCTTGTGTTCCATCCAAGATTAACAAGTTTTATATTTTGATTTCCATAGAATACGCCATTAAAATTAAATGGCGGTTCGATTGTCGTTGTGCATAGTAGCACGAGTAATAATAATGTTTTCATATTTATTGTTTTAAAGTTTCTACTGTTATTGTTATTTTATGTTCAGAGTGTTGACCATAAGCGTACTTAGTTGTTATTTCCGTGTTTAAATTATAGTCTTTTCTTCTATCTACAAATTTTTCAATAACGTCTTTTTCAAAATCATTATCGGCTTTTAATTCGATAGTTGTTATTCCGTTTTCAATAATTACTTTTGCTTTCATCTTATTTATTGTTTTTCGTTGAAAATGTTTACTGAGTTTCTTTGCTTTTCCATTTCTATTTTATTGGGTTAATTGGGTTGGTTAAAGTTTTTTAATTCTGTTGTAACAACGGTTCTCGCAATTATAGTGATGTATAAAAAAATGTTTATCATCATAACTCCAGTCAAAATTACTAAGTAAAAAAGTTAAATCTGACAGTTCATTTTTACCTTTTTTATATTTTCTTAAAAGCTTTTGTCTTTTAATTATTTTTTTGATTAGTGCTATCATAACTAAATACTATTTAAATGTTCAAGTTGGTTTCGGAGGGATTCGATTTCTTGATGAATAAAAATAACAAAATTACCTATACAACTGTTTTCAATTTCCTCCAACAACTCAATAGAGTGTTGTAAATCGAGTTTGGCGCATTGAGTAGCTTCGTATTTACTGAGTATAAACCCTCTTAAATCGGTCTGATATTCATTAACCAACTCTAATGCTTTATCTTCCATCGTTATAGTTTTTTAAAAGTTCCTTAATCCGTTCAACTACCAACCCTGTTAATTGAGCATCTGCAAGACCGAGTTTTTTACCGAAGTCAACGTATTGATTGATATTAAACTTTGTCGCTCTTTCGTACTGAATTCTTGCGGTATGTCCTATTTCCAAACGTCTGCATATTTCCCCGTTTGATAAATTGGATAGGTTAAAAAGTGTTTTGTAAATCATAGTTTAATTGTTTATTAGTTCAGGGTTTTCGTAAATGTTTCCGATTATTTCTAATTCTCCGTAATATCTTGCTTCCATAAGTGTACAAGTTATGCCAAATCCATTTTTACAAGTATCACAACAATCAGGATTGTATAAACAAAATGCTCCTGATTTAAAGCAAACAGTGTTTTCCCAAGACTTTATTTTTCCATTTCCATTTTCATAAACAATTATAATATCCCCATCATAGATGTCTTTACCATTTTTGTCTTTTAATCCCGTATATTGCATTAATACACCATCAAAACAATCAATTGCATCATTTATTCTAACACATGATGTTTCTCCACCATCAGTTCCATCTGACACAATTGGTTCGTAAGTCATTTTTTTATAAAAAACATCCCACGCTCTAAATTTTAGTTCTCCCATAATCTTATAGTTTTAAAAATCAAATTTAGTAATAATTCCAATACGTTTAACAAACTAACGTTATTTAGAATGAGTTTAAATAGTGCGACTTCTAATCGTTAAAAATTCATTGTTTAGTATTTCATCAATCGTATGACGTGGTACGCTTAAAATAAAGCTAATCTCTTCGTTACTCATATATGGATGTTCTTCTTTAAATGCGTAAACTAAAAGCGGTTTAATAGGTTTTACCAAAGTCTTTTTAGGTCTTAAGCTATCCTGAGTTATAAGCGTTTCGGTTTTATAGTCTACTAAAACGCTATCTGTTATTTTCCTTAAACGGTTTCTTAAAGTACTTCTCGGGATTCCGTACTCTTTTGATATTTGTGGGATTGTTTTCATGCTTTATTTACATTTTTTACCGATAGGTATGACAAAATCATACCTATCAGGTAGTTAGCACTCACCTTACTCAACAACATAAATAGAAGTCGGACGATTATAATTTTTGACTTCTCCTACTTCAATTGTATAATCGGCAGTTAATTCTGTATGTGGTTTTTCTTCTGTTTTTACAGCATAATGGATTTGGCAACCAGCTATTATAACGTGATTTTTTTCTCCGCTAACTTTTGCAAACCAATTAGAACTTCTAACATTTGTTTTTATTCCTAAAATTGCATCGCTAACAATTTCAACTTCTCCCCAAACGGATTTATATTGTTTGCCGTCTGCTCCATAAAACCACGCATCTGTGGTAATTAAATATTTTCCTGTCATTATATTTTGTTTTAAAAATTAATATTTGTTTGTAAATAAAAAGGCGAAGTGCTAACAATCAATAAACAATAGTGGCGGAATCTACTAACCACATACGCCACCATCGTTTATTTTTAACGTTACAAGCAAGTTAAACATTGAGCTCAAATTTAGGGTTGTTCCCTTTTAGTAACTCATAAGTATTATCAATATTGTTTTCATAAATATGTGCATTCCCTATAAAAAATGTAATATTAGCTAATGGTATATCTATTAATTCGCTTATTAAAAATATTTGATAAATATCAGAGGGTAACCCTAAATTACTATCTGCACTCCTTTGATAAACAGTTATATAAAGTTCGTCATCGCTGATTTGAAACTGTATTAAACTTAAACAAGGCAATTGATTTGTTTTTACTCCCGTCTCCCCTATAAATAGAACGTAATTTTTTGATGGTCTTTTTTCTTTATTTATTTTTTCGATTAAGAATGGTAACTTTTTAAAATAAGTGGGGTAGCTATTTATTAAAGCAGGAGCGCAATAATCCCACCAAAAAATACCTGCCTCGTTATATTCTTTAATTTCTGTAATGCCTTTAAAATACAAATCAATCTCTTTTTGTAATTTATATTTTGCTATTTTATGCTCATCAAATATTTTTAATAAGTCTTTTTTATCCATAGATAAAACTTCGTTAATAAGGTATTTTATATTACCTTTTTTATTTAATTGTGTTTTACCTTTTTCAAGGATGTTTTGTAATGTTTGATAATACTTATTCATTTTTATTTATATTTAAAATTAGTTTTAATTAGAATAACCAGCTTGTAACAATGCATAACACTAATTACGGCTTCGGTCTTGAATTTACACTTAGTTTTGTGTCTTTTAAGATGGTTTTTAATCTGAAAGTTTCGGCTTATTTAGCTCGTAACTAGCGTTATGCTCAACGTTACAAGCAATCCTACGGAACGTATAAGTTGATAGGATTATCTTTATGAATATCAATATTTATTTCGCCCATTTTGTAGGCTTCTAATTCTTTTTTAAAATTCTCTTTGAATTGCATTACATTAAACGGAGTTGTAATTAAATGGATGCCACTTTTTGTAGGCAATTGCTTTAATATCTTATTTCCATTTGGCTCACAAGGTTGAACAGCGTTTATAATTTGTTCTAACCATATAACTTCATCCTTATCAATATCAATTATCCATTTTTTAGTTTTCTCGTTATTAAGCAAGCCACAAGCCCTATCGTATGAGTTCATTAAATGTTTGTACTCTCGGTTTTGCATTGTATTCGCAATATTTTCAAGAGACTTAAAACCCACCTTTTCAAAACTTCTTTTATTCAATCTTAAAGATGCTCTTGCATTAAACAAATTGCATAATGCTTTTATCTCATCATATCTATCTAATAAGTTTTGAAGTGATTTTATGTAATAATTTTTAATTACACGAGAATTACTTCCTAATTCTGCATTTTCTTTTTTACGTTGGAGAATTTGAAGGAAATAAAAATCATCTTCGGATTCAAAAACGAGTAAATCTTTAATTAAATCCAAACAATCAACAGAACAAGGACTGCTTGTAACAGCGGTTTTGTCGCATTGTGGCACTTGGGCATTTTTTGAAAGTTCAGTCATAATTTTAAAATTTAGTTATTATTTGTTAAGATTTAGGTTCACTCGCCACAACGACGACAAAGCCACAGGACGTTATAAATAACTTTAATCAAAAATAGTAATTATTTTAATATAAAAAACATCAAGGCGTTATTTAGAATGTTTACAAATAAACTTGTTGTTTGGGTCGAATTCAAAAGAAAAGAAACCGCCCTCTTTATCCAAATATCTAAAAATGTACTCGGTGCCGTGTGTTAATCTTTTGTCAATCCATACTGCGGGTTTATTTAATACCAAACTTATCCCGCTTAATCTGAATGGTCTGCCGTTTTCGTGTGTTTGTTGGTTAAAATGATTAACCTCATATAAGTGTTTTTCTACTGTAAATTTATCCATAATTTAAACTCATCAAATGAGCGTATTAGTTTATATTCATAACCGAGCGCGTTAACTCGCTCTTCAAATTCTATTTGTGCATCACTTTGTACGCCTGTAGCTGTTTTTAACTCAACAAAAAAAAGTTGCCCTTTGTTCGGGTGTATTACAACTAAATCACTTACACCACTTAGTAACCCTGTAGCTTTGGCTAACATAGTTTGTAAAGCGTTTGTTTTCCCTAATTCGTTAGGGACTGAAAATATAAGACCACGCGGGTTATGATGTTTAAGGCAATACGTGTTAGTGTACCATTTTACACATTCCGATTGTATTAATGCTTCGTCGTTTTTCATATTGGGTCTATTTAAAATTTCGTAAAGTTTTAATTCTATTAACCCACGCGGGGTTGTATCCTTTATATTCCGCGTATGCCTCCAAGTCTGCGTATGGTATTTTATAGTGAATCCAAGAACGCTTGTAGCCTTTAAACTCTGCGTACTGTTCTAACTTATCAAATGACTGCAATTTAAAATACCGAGCTACGTCCTCAGCCGTTATTTTTGACAACTCAATCTCTAAAGCCTCGCGTAACTCTTGCGCTGTCTTTGGTAACTCAGCACCGCAATAGTCACAAACTTGTAAAGAAGCGGGTAATATCGCGCCACAATTAGGACAGTCTTTTACAGGTGCAACGCCTTTATCTTTGACTTCTTTTTCTAAACTCCAAACGCGGTCAATATGCCAAAAGTTATGCGTATAGATATTGTTACCAAAATCTAATATTGTAAACTCGTTTTTACCCTCAGCAGTACGTGAACCGCGGCCAACCATTTGCAAGTAAAGAGGGAGGGATTTTGTTGCCCTGTAAAGTATTACTACTTCAATTAACGCGTGGTCGTAACCCGCTGTTAATATACCTACGTTTGAAAGTAACGCGTTTGGTGTTGACTCGAACCAATTAAGTATTTGAGCGCGTTCGGATATGGGTGTATTACCGTCTAAGTGTTTAATCGGTAAACCGCGCGCACTTAAATTTGTAACTAATGTTTTTGAGCTTTCAACGTTTGGCGCGAAAATCAAAGCTTTTTTATTCGGAGTTAAGCGGGTGTAATTCTCGTACACACCCTCAAATACTTTATTCCGTGTTAAAAAATCCCCTAAGCTATCCCCGTCATAATCACCACCTTTAACTTTAACCGGAGTAAGGTCAAGTTTTAACCCGTAATAATTAGGTTTAGATAAGTAACCGTCTTTTATTAAGTCGGAAATTGTAACCTCTTCAACTATCGACGTGTAAAACTCATCTAAAGAAGTTTGGTTTCCTGAGCGCGTTGGTGTCGCGGTCGCTCCGATAACAATTGTATCGGGGTTTAGGTATGGAAATAGCGAGTTAAAAGACTGTAAATGACTTTCGTCGATAATCAACAGGTCAAGACTACTTAGTAACTGTGCGTAAGACTCATTTTTAACGCGTCTAATCAATGTTTGAGTCATAGCTACATACATTTGCGCTTCAGGTATTATCTTAGCCTTAGCGTCTAAATTCACAACTTCACACCCTAAACCGTTTAATGTTCCTCCCGCTTGTGTAAGTAATTCGGTTCTATGGGTTAAAACCATACACTTTTTACCCTTATCAATAGCGCGTTGTAGCATAAAGGAAAACATTACAGTTTTTCCTGAGCCTGTAGGAGCGCACATAATAACGCGTTTACTACCTACTATTAATAGGTTTCTAATCGCATTTATTGTGTTTTCCTGATATGGTCGTAGTTTTTTCATATTAATTTTAAACTTTTAAACTTAGTTTAAAGTTGTTAACGCCTTATTTTACTAGACTTTAAACCATTTTAAACTTTTAAACATCGTTTTAATAAAAAAATTTTTTTTTATTTTTGGTTTTTTTTTTTTAAATTTTAAACTAAATTTAGTTTAAAAGTTTAAAGTATTGATTTACAAATAGTTACAAAACGCGTTTTTTGATATAAGTTGTTGATAATCAAATCTTTAAACCATTTTAAACTAGGTTTAAAATTAGTTTAAAATTTTAAACGGTTTAAACCTTTAATTCCTTAACATATTTATATATCATTTGTAAGCTAACCCCTAACGTTTCCGCTACTTCTTTTTTGTTTAAGTCAGGGTTTTGTTTATACATTTCTGTAAATTGCTCTTTAATGCTTTTGTTTTTGTTTTGTATTAAAATGTTTTTAATCTCGTTTTTCTCTATACTATTAACTTTAATCTTTTTAGCCATAGCAATAAAGTACTTAGATAGTTTCTCAGCCTTTAAAATTGATTCCTTACTAATTACCAAAGCATCGCTTTTACAATCTAAATCAAAGAAACTATCAAAGGCATTAATCAATAACGCAAATCTAGGTAAGTATGATTTTTGTTTTGGTAGCATCGATTTCATATATTCGTTTTCATCGTCGCTATTTTGAATAGAAGTATATTCATTAAAAACCCTTATCCATTCTTTTTTGCTTTCTTTTGGGATTGTAGCCGTCTTTGGTAGAATATCCCCGTCCGCATCAAACTCAATTACTTTGTGTTTAATAGTTTCATAAAAGCTAATTATCGCGTCGTTATACCATTGAATAGTATCGTAATTCATTTCCTTATCATTCCACTTATCGATATTTAATTCAGGGTAAGATAATAGCATCCTATCCACAAAACCGTTATCTTTATTATCGTCTGTATAGAATGAATTTAAAATTGATGGTTGTATTCCTCCAAGTACAGAAATAAGCGGTTTATCTACAAAGCTACTTTTTGAAGTCTTACGGTTTAAAGATATTGCTTTACCGCTCCAAGTAGATAGCCAAAATTCTAAATCCGAACCCTCGCGATATTTATTCATATCCTTAAACCAACCCGCTAACTCATCTTTAAATACACCAATACTATTTTTGTTTTCTTGATGTAATTCAACTAACGCTTCAATGGTAATATCATTTGCGATAAACTGAGATTTAATAGGCTTAAAAACCTCTTCGTGTTCTTGTTTTTCTTTTTTACTTAAGCTTTCATAAAACTCGTATTTTTCGCTTTGCTTAATATAATTCCTAATCTCTTTGTTATTTGCACTAAGTAAAGGCTTAATTATATTGTGTATTGACGGGGTTTTACCTAAACCCGCTTTACCTACAACCGCTAACCAAATTGTTGCGGTTTCATTCCAACCTTTTTTTACTTCAATCTGAATAGAATTTCCAATACAAACAGAAATTAACCAGAGCATAGAACAACCCATATAATCAATACTACTATCTAAGGTTTCATTACACTCTAAAATATAAGACTGTATCGGTTTTGGAAAAATATCAATAGGAAATACCAAATCTTTTTTATCTATCTTTGGTAATTCGCGTTTTTCTTTTAAAGGCTTAACCGCGCGCGTTCCAAATCCTAAACTATAAATAGCTTTACTAGATTCTGTAAAGTTGCCGTTATGGTTTTTATAAGTGTATGCGATAAACGGAGTAATTAGTTTTTCGTGTGGGTAAATAGTCCCTGTAGTAAAAAGATACATACAGCCGTTACTTTTAAAAATACTACCTGAAGTTGGATTTTCTGAGCCGTTTCTTTTAATAACGTATCTATCGTTTAGTTGGCGTACTATTTTAAAATCGTCTTGTACTATATCAAAAATAGAAACTTTTTGATTGTAATCGTCCCAAGGTTTTATAGTATTACTTTCAAACTCTACTTGTTTAGGTTGTTCAATAGTAATATCCTCGACGTGATTATATCCTTTGCAAATAGACCATAGTATCTCCCTGTCGCGTTCGGTTATAGTTTGAATTTCGTAGTATGCTAATTTAGAAATTTTGTTATCGTAAATCACAACCATTCCGCCAATACCCCTACTTTCAATAATAGCTTCTTTGTGGTCTTTTAACCGAGCTATTTTTGTATTACCTTGTATTATTTCACAACGGTATAAAATATGATACCCCTGATTTTTGGTTTTATAGATAACAAACTTTTTATCAAAGTCGTCAATGTTGTCTTTTAAGAACGAATGTAATTCATTCCAAAAATCGTTTTGTTCCTGAAGTGTTGCAAAAACTTTACAGTCAATATCAATAACCTCTAAATTTTTATACCCTGTTATTAAACCATACATAGGACTATTTAACGCGTCAATCTCGTCTTTTGTTCTAGCTTCTGTTTGGTATTTTTTCCAAGCTCCAATAGGTGTTTTTTTGTCGTCAACAGGAATAATAGATAAACCGCAGTCTACTAATTTTCTTAAAAATGATTTCTCCATATTATTTCATTTTTTGCTGAACGTGAAGTAATGTTCCAATAAATGAATGGAGTTCTTTTTTTGTAAGTGTAACGGATTCTATTAATGTATTATTGTATACTTTAATCGTAATTAAATTTCCGTCCTCAATTATAGTAATTGATTGTTCAACGTAGGTTTCTAACCTTTGAGTGTGTTCCATTTTAAATTATTTTAAATTAAAAAGCCCTAATTCGTTTGGTAGTATTGTGGAACGTACCTCCCGAATAGGGCTTAAACTAAATATCTTTCGTTTTACCTAATGCGTTCCACTTCACTAGTAGCCACAAATATAACAAAAAAAACAACGCGCCAAACAAATGATGCGTTTATTTTACTTAAAAAGTAGAAGTTTTTTCAATCTTCCAACCCTGAATGTCGTTGAAGTACTTTTCCTCACCGCTTGGACTAACCCATTCACGACCTCGTAAATTTACACCAACTTTAACATCGTCGCCAACATTGAACGCGTCAAGTAACGCGGTCTTATCCTGAACAAAGTTAATACTAATATGTTGAGGGTATTCCTCTGAAGTTGTAATTACTACCTCGCGTTTTTTAAATGATGAGCTAACATCTTGTGTCGCGTTCAATACTTTAATCTTACCGATTACTTCCATTTTCTAAAAATTTAAATTATTAATTGTTTCCTTTAATTCTGTTTCAAGTCGTAAGGCTTCCGCTTTACTTAATTCTACACACTCTGTAACTGTTTTAATCACAGGTCTTGCAAGTGTCCCGATGTTAACCTCACTAACCCTTTTCAGCTCGCGTACAAACATAGCTTTTGGACTTTCAGGTCTGTAGGCAAGGAAAAAAAGACGCGCCAAACGACTGTTAACTGTAAACGCGTGTACACATTGCGGGATATATTCAAGTGGGATTTCTCCACCTAAACAGGCGCGTAAATGGTTCTTTGCTCCTAAACACTTAATTTCACATTGAGCGGTTAAGTCTGCCGTAATACCATCGGGACTAATTCCTAATAATTCAATATCTGACTGTATCCAACCGCATTCTAAAAACTCTAACCCCGTGTATGCGTTTAACTCCAACCGCGCTTGTGGTTCTAAGTACTTACCGCGTTCCATTGCGTCGGAAGTATAACCCTCGTCCTCGTTATCCTCGTCGTATCGTTCCGTGTGTTCCGATAACAAGTCATAAAAGAGGGTATCTGTTTTTAAATACAATCCTTTGGCGCGCGTTCCTCCAACTTTACCGTGTTTTAATAGAAACCAATCAAGGCTACCTTGTTCAACTTCAAAGTGTACTTTCATTATTTCGTAGCGGTTAGTGTTGTTTTCAATCGGTCTTTACAAGCTAATACTTCCGCGTTGTTTTGTTCCGCGCTTGTAAGAGCAAGCCAATTAGTTTGTAAGTCGGCTAATGTTTGGCTCGCTTCTAATTTATCAATACAAATTTTAGCATCTACAGGCTTAACATCAACCGAACCCGAACCAGCTCCAACCTTAGTAGCTACAATTCTAATTGCGTCGTGCATTTCACCAAACGCCTTAATTTTTTTAGTAGTTAACTGAATGCGTTTACCTACCATATCCTCAATGTATTCCGTTTCCGTTACTTTTTTTAACGTCTTACGGTTAGTTGCATTTAAGATAATTGGTTTACACTCATTAAAGAAAAGTGTAATTACTTGTTGCTCGTCTTGTGATTTCTGATTAAAAACAGACTCGTTTTTAATTTCTTTTATAGTTACGATACGGTCAACTGTTTTTCCGTTCTCGTCTAATAAATCCCAACCACCTAAATAGTTTGGGTTGCGTAATTTGTCAATGTGTGTTTTCATAATATTTAGTTTTTAATTACTTCAAATTTAGTCATTTAACTGTTTAGAAACAAACTAAATAACAACTTTTTTAGCTACTCCTTTTGCAATGTAAGTAAAAGATAAATGCTTAGTTTCTTTTGCCGTTTTGATTGCTAATTGACGTAATCTCCAATTTTGCTCTTGGATTGTCTTTAACGTTTTTTTTATACGCTAAAAAGTAATCCCACATCTTTTCGGGTGTTTCTATGTTTTTAGTTCCACTTGGTCTTGCCATATTACTTTATATAAATACGTTAAACCCGAATATATACTATATCGGGTAAACAGTCTGTTTAAATTGCGACTGCCGTATGTTAGTTAATCCCTAAAGTCTTTAACTTTAATATTGCTTTTATCTCTTCAAATATTTTATTATCGAATTGTAAAATATAGTCTTGCCCTTGTATGATTACACCCATTAACTCGCTATCGATTACATAAATCCCGTTTACGCTACTTGGAGCGAAATAGAAAATGCGAAATTCCTGTCCGTTTTCCTCTTCAATTAATAGTTTGGCTGTTATCATAAATCAAAGATAGTAAAAAGTTATTTAGAATGACTATAAATTACAAGAAAAGTTTGAAAATGTTTGGTTAGTAATTAAATTAATACTACATTTGACAAACGAATTAAAACTAAAACATTATGGAAACAACAGAAATCAATTTATTCGGAGTACGATTAAACGTAGAGTTTAAATGGATTGGTAAACACTATCCCGAAACACGTGAAACACCTGAAGAAAATCCTGAACCCGAAATTATAAAAGTAACAGCGGTTGATAGTTGGATTGATTTAATGCCTTTATTAGAGCAGTTTGAAGATACTATTTACGAAATGCTTTATAACGATTAAAAATCAGCAATATGAACTCAACAGTTATCCCCCCGCAAACAATAGCTAAGATTAAAAAGCTAAACAGAGAAATACAAAGTTTAAGAGAGTTAAAGGTTATATTCGGTGCAATAGACGGCTTAACACCTAAGCAACAACTTAAACTAACTAACAAAGAAAATAAATTGTATAAACTATTAAATCAGATATGATACACGAACAATATTTACAAATGTTAAAAGATTTAGAAAATGATTTTAACAAAGAAAGAAGAAAATTAGCTGTTAGATATGCTCAAGCAAATAACCCTTATAAAATTGGGGATATAATATCAGACCACAGTGATACAATTAAAATAGAAAATATAGGTTTTGATTGGGGGTATAATAACAATCCAAGTTGTGTTTACACTGGAGTTATTCTTAAAAAAGATTTAACACCTAACAAGCTAAATAAAAAAACATCAATTTATCAAATTAATATATTATGACAACCCACCAACTATTCAAACAAGCGGACAACAACCGTATTAAAGCAATGGTAAAAGATTTGCCTAACCACGTTGATAGGGTTTATCTTATCGTCCACAGTCAAGTATTCAACGAACCAATTATTAACAGTAAAACAATTCAAAACTAATGGAAGATTTTAACAACTGGATGATTAACACGGTTAAGTCAATCCACTTTAGCGATAACAAAGCTATGACCGAAGCATACGAAAAGGTGCAACAAAATGAGATTAACCAAATAGAAGTTGTAGATTATGAAACACTCTGAAACAATCCAAGAGCAAACGTATAGGTTAAGACAATTAGCAATCAAAACGGCAAAAGAAACTAAGCATAATTCCTTTGTGTATATTAGTAAAGGGGTGGCTAAAAAGGTTGTTATTTAAAAATTAAACACTATATTTGTATAACGGATGCAAGGATTGGGCATTATAATTTCAATCCATAAATACATTTTTAAGATGAGCAATAGAAGAAATGCTTTTAATCAACCGCAATCGAACCCAGCTACAAAGTTTATCGATTGGAAGTCAAATGACAAATGCTTTGAGTACTACGACAAAGAAGCACAAACTAAAGTACAAATTCCTTTACCTTTTAAGTTTTTAGTTTTAGACGAACTACACGCCGTTAAGGGATGGAATGATGCTACACAAAGCGGTATATTTTCAAACGAGGTAAAGTATATCTCAAAAGAGGTAATGACTGTTAAACCATTTAAAGGAAACGAAATTGCTAAAGGTCTTTATAAAGACATCAAAGAGAAAGTTCAGTCTGCTGGTGGTCACTATGTGAAGTCTATTTACATTATGTTAGAGGATGGTACTTTAGCCAACTTACAACTTAAAGGAAGTTCAGTACAAGAGTGGGGTAACTTTACACAAAAAACAAGAAAACGTTTACCTGATGAGTGGGTTGTAGTTAAATCCGCCAAAGAGGGTAAAAAGGGAGCTGTTAAATATTCGATGCCAGAGTTTGCATTTGACAAATCTTTATCAGATTCAGAGGTTGAACAAGCCGATGAGGTATTCGGTATCTTAGAAGCCTATCTTAAAACTTATCTATCTAAACCAGTAGAAGATATTGAAGTTGAAGAAGAGGAAATAAAAGACGATTTAGACTTTTAGAAAATACCCATTACTAATGTTAAAAAGGGCGAAGTTAATTTACAACTTCGCCCTTTCTTATATACTATGTTTATTAAGATTTTTATAAAAAAGAACGAAAGTACGAAGTTTTTTTAAAAAACACCCCCCCCCTATCATTTTTTAAATTTACATTTAAGGGGGGTATATAAAGACAAAAAACTTCGTACTTAAAAAAGTTAAAATTATTTTGTTTTAATTAAAATAAATTCACTACATTTGTATAACTGCAACATTTAAAAAGACATTAATCTAAAAGGGATAATGAAACCAGTGTTGCAGTTGGTGGATTTATCCCTTTTTTAATTTATTTAATTTATGAAATTATTTATCACAAACAAAAAAGAATTAGATGAAAGGTTTCCTGAGAATGGTAACACTCGTTATCGTAGCGCAAAAGAAATTCATCAAGAGGCTTTTCAAGAATTAGAGTTATCTATTAAGGCTTATAATTCAATTCCTTTATTATTAATGCCATCTTATAAAGATGACGGAGTTTGTCTTTTAGACTTCGTGAATAAAAAGGATAATATTTATTTTTATAGATTTGAAACAACAGCCTCTTAATTATGAAAGATACAGTTATATCAGTTTTTAAGGAACTTTACAAAACTAAAAATGTTCCTTATGATGTTCCTATATGGAAAGTTTTTGACAGAATAAAATTAGGAAAGTCTTTAGATATTATAAACAAAGTACGTCAAGAAAAAGACAAAGACAAGGCGGATGATATAAAATCAACTTTACCTTGTATAATGTTTGGGGGTGTATTTAAAGAGAGAAATGGGGATGGTTTAATTAATCACTCAGGCTTAATGATTGTTGATTTTGATAAATATCCAAGCGATGAGGTAATGTATGACCATTTACACGAACTTAAAAAAAATAATCACTTTGTTTCTTTATTTATTAGCCCAAGTGGTAAAGGCATAAAGGGTGTTGTTAAAATTCCTAAATGTAATAAAATTGAACACGCTAAATATTTTAAGGCTTTTAATTTAGAATATCAATACGAGTATTTTGATAAATCAAATTGCAATGTTGATAGGGTTTGTTTTGAAAGCTATGACCCTGACATTTATATAAATTACGAAGCTGATTGCTTTTCTCCTGATTTAGTAGATGATGGTTTTGATATAAAGGATAAAGTTCCATTGATTCCAATTAATGACGAGGATGTTATTATTGATAGAATAATGAAATTTAATTGGAAAAAAGACTTTGTAGAAGGCGAAAGAAATTCATTTATTTTTGATTTGGCTGGTGCGTTTTGTGAGTATGGTGTAAGTCAAAATACTGCCGAAGGTTATATTTTTAATAACGTTGTTTACGGTAATTTTTCAGAACAAGAAACAAAAAATACAATTCGTTCAGCGTATAAAAAAAGAACATTTGGCTCAAAGTATTTTGAAAACTATCAACAAATAGATAGGATAAAATCAGATTTAAAAAAAGGAAAGAAAAACGTTATTGAAAAATACAACATCGAGGAGGGTGTTTATGATGAAATAAAGGAAGCCTCAGAAATAGAAGACTTTTGGTTTTTAAACGATAAAAATAAAATATCAGTAAATCCACTAAAGTATAAGTTTTTTTTAGAGAGAAACGGTTTTAAAAAACATTTTCCAAACGAAAGTGATAAACCGCAATTTGTTTCTATTAACTCAAATAAGGTAAAATTAACAAGTGTTTCAAAAATTAAGGATTTTGTTCTTGAATATCTAATGGATAGAAAAGAATTAGATGTTTGGAACTATTGTGCAAATTATCAAAATCTATTTAATGAGCAGTTTCTTTTGATGTTGGAAAGCATTGATTTAATTATGTTAACAGATACACGTTTTAAATCTTATTTAGCTTTTAAAAATGGAATATTAGAGATAACAAAAGACAAAACCGAGTTAATAGATTACATTGATGTAGATGGTTATATTTGGGAAAGCCATATTCTCCAAAGAGATTATTTAGAATTAGAAGACTTTGAAAATGATTATAAAAAATTTATAAATAACATATCTTCAAAAGAGCCTTTTCCAATTGAGTGTACAATCGGTTATTTATTAAGCACTTATAAAAACAGAAGTAATAATAAAGCTGTAATTTTAAATGATGAGGTTATAAGCGACAACCCTGAGGGCGGGACTGGAAAAGGATTATTTGTACAAGGTTTAAGCCAAATAAGAAACACTTCAATTATAGACGGAAAAATGTTTGATAGTAAAAAATCATTTGCATATCAAACCGTTTCACTTGATACAAAAATTTTGGTATTTGATGACGTTAAAAAGAACTTTGACTTTGAGGATAAGTTTAGTATAGTTACTGAAGGTATGACTTTGGAGCGTAAAAATAAGGATGCTATTAAGTTAAATGTACACGATAGTCCAAAGATTGTAATGAGTACAAATTACGCTATTAAAGGTGAAGGTAACAGTCATAATCGTAGAAGACACGAAATAGAAATAGCTCAATACTATGGTAAAGATTTAACACCTGATGAAGAATTTGGAAAACAATTATTTGATGAGTGGGATTTAGAAGAATATCAAAAATTTGATAATTACATGGTTTATTGTTTACAAATGTATTTAAAGACAGGTCTTGTTAATCAAAACGCCAAAAACATTAAACTTAGAAAATTCATAGCGGAAACAAATATGGATTTTTACGAGTGGATAATTGATGTTGAAAACTTCCCTATAAATAGACGTAACGACAAAAGTCAATATTTTAACGCATTTATTAACGATAATAAAGATTATGATAAGTGGTTAAAAAGAAATCGTTTTAATATTTGGATTCAGAAATATGCAAGTTACAAAGGCTTTAGATTTGAACAAGGTCAAAGCAATGGTTTAAAATGGTTTGCTTTGTTTGAGAATGGAGTAGATAAAGAAATTATTAACGATGATATTGATTTTTAATTATGAAACAACTACGAAATTATCAAACGAAATTAGCTACTGATGGTTGCGAAATATTGCAACGTAAAAAGATAGTTTATTTAGCGATGGAAGTAAGAACTGGCAAGTCAGCTACAGCCTTAGAAATTGCTAAATTATACGGCGCTAAAAAGGTTTTATTTCTAACAAAGAAACGAGCGATAAAATCAATTCAAGACGATTATAATGATTTTGGTTATACCTTTGATTTATTGGTTTGGAATGATGAAAGCATACATAAGATACTTTTAAAGGATTTTGATTTAGTGATACACGATGAACATCATAGATTTGGAGCATATCCAAAGCCAAATGTAACCGCTAAAATATTTAAAGAGAAGTTTGGTGATTTACCAATGATATTTTTAAGCGGAACACCAACACCCGAAAGTCATTCTCAATGGTATCATCAATTTTGGGTAAGCAATAATTCGCCTTTTAATGACTTTGCAAACTTTTATAAATGGGCAAACGAGTACGTCAATATTAAATTAAAGTACTTAGGTTATGCACAAGTTAAAGACTATTCGGACGCACGTAAAAAAGACTTTTGGCATAGGATAAGATATTACATTTTAACCTTTACGCAAGTAGAAGCGGGTTTTGAAACGCAAGTACACGAAAACGTTTTATATTGCGATATGGATGCAATAACCTATAAAATTGCAGACAAATTAAAAAACGATTTAGTAGTTGAAAACAAACAAGGTCAAATGATTTTAGCTGATACTGGTGTAAAGCTACAACAGAAATTGCACCAGCTTTATAGTGGCACTTGTAAGTTTGAGGACGGCACAAGCAAAGTTATAGATTACTCAAAAGCTATCTTTATTCAAAACCATTTTAAAAGCGAAAAGATAGCAATATTTTATAAGTTTGTGGAAGAGTTTAACGCCTTAAAAGATATATTTAAAGACCGTTTAACAAACGATTTAGAAGAGTTCAATACAACCGATAAATGCATAGCTTTGCAAATTGTAAGCGGTCGAGAAGGTATAAGTTTAAGTAAAGCCAAATACTTAGTTTATTATAATATAGACTTTTCGGCAGTTAGCTATTGGCAAAGCCGTGACCGATTAACTTCGATGGATAGAAAGTCAAACGATGTTTATTGGATATTCGGAAAAGACGGCATAGAAGAAAAAATTTATAGAACAGTACTAACCAAAAAAGATTATACAAATGACATATTTAAAAGAGATTTTGGAATCAAAAAGACAAACCAAAATAATAAACCAACTAACAAAAGAGGGTTGGCTTTGTATAAAACTGATTAAGACAAATAAGAATGGAATACCAGACTTAATGTGTTTAAAAGACGGTAAGACGATATTTATAGAAGTTAAACAACCGAATGGCAAACTTTCAGAATTACAGAAAGTAAGGATAAAAGAATTAGAACGATTAGGATTTGAATGTAAAATTTGGACAGACTATGAACAAGATTTCGATACAAGGGTTTGATATAGATGTAAATCACTTTGATACGCAAATATCAAAGAACGGCAGACCATTCAGATTAAGCGGTGTAAGTTTGGTATTGGATAAACCCGCTGTATGGATTGACAAACGGTTAACACACGGTACTGAATATATTTTCCGTTACCTTGATAGCGAGGGCGGTTTTTTCTCTTTTGAATTTGACCCACACAATAAGTTTATTTGTAAACATTCTAAATAACGCCTAAATGTATTTTGTATTGAAATAATTACTAAATTTGAGTAAAGTTATTTATAACGCCTTGCGTGTTGCTTTTCGGGCGTGATTAAAGACTGAACACAACAAATTAAAAACAAGTGAGCCGACACATTTCGGATATAACCCAAGCCGTAGACTGAAAACAACATGATGTTATAAAATCGGTTTAAACACTAAATATTTTAAATTATGGAACAAGGAACAAAAAACGCAACTGTTGTTGCAAACGGTAAAAAAGTAGTAGTATACAAGTCAAAACTTAGAGATACTTGGATTGACTTTTCAGACTGCAAAACTGAGTATAAACCTGATGAACTTAGGTTTTAAAAAGCAGTTTAGAAACTGTTTTATAACGGATGGTGCTATACGCTCGTTTTAATGGCGTATAGCACGTGTTATGGGCAGTAGGGATTTTTAGCAGAATGTTTAATCGAAGCACTAAAGAAAAAAAAGAAAAAAAGAGAGATGGAAATAAATAAAATATATAACGAAGATTGCTTACTAACTATGAAAAGATTAGATGGTAAAGTAAATGCAGTAATAACTTCACCGCCTTATAATACAGGTGGTAGAATTGAGTATTGGAGCAACAAAATAGTAAATGGTGTTCGTGTTTATAGCCAAGATAAGCGATACGATAAGTATTTAGACACAAAATCAAGTGATGAATACATTGATTGGACTATTGAGTTATTTGATGCCTACAATACTATTTTAGAAAAAGATGGTTGTGTGCTTTATAATATTTCATACGGAAATGAAAGTGTTGAAACAATGTGGTTGCTGATTGCTGAAATAATAAAACGAACTGAATTTACTGTTGCTGATTGTATTAGTTGGAAAAAAACAACCGCTTTGCCAAACACAACAAGTAAAAATAAACTAACTCGAATTTGTGAATTTGTTTTTGTGTTTGTAAGAAAAACTGAATACCTAACCTTTAACACAAATAAGAAAGTTACAACCACATCAAATAAAGGACAAGATTTTTACGATGTTTTTTACAACTATATTGAAGCATCAAATAACGATGGAAGTAATGATTTGAATAAAGCAACTTATTCAACTGAATTAGTTAGAAAACTATTGTTACTTTATACAAAAGAAAACGATTTGATTTACGATAGCTTTATGGGAACTGGCACAACTGCCAATGCTTGTATCATTGAGAAACGAAATTATTTAGGAAGTGAATTATCAGAGGAACAATGTAAATATGCAGAGAAACGACTTAATATTAGAATATCGCAACCACAACTGTTCTAAAAGCGCGGTGGGCTTTTTTCTTTTTTTTCTTCCACAAATGTTGAAACGAAGAACGTATGCCCTATTGCCTATAACGTTCATTATTGTAGCAGTTAAGAAAAAGTACACCTTATGCTTCGATTAAACACCCAAACTTAAAAGTACAAAACAGTAAATAAATTAATAACCAAAGCCTTAATTGCTACAATATATTGTTATGCCTTCGGCTTTTTATTCCACAAATTATGAACTCAAAGAAAAAAGCACAAGAGTTATTCGAAAAACACGGATTTGAAATTGCAAATTCAATCATCGATACAATGTTAGATGAAAATTTACCTGAATTTAATCAAAGTAAAATTGATTTTTGGTTAGACGTTAAAAACGATTTGAAACGAGTTTCTTTGGCGGTTGCTTAGTAGCTGAGGCATAACGCACTGCAACTTGTGGTAGTTTGGGGTAAAAAATACCTGAACTTCGGAGTTAAGATAGATTACAAAAATACAGACTGAAAATTAAATTAATAACTAATGCCCAAATTACCACAAATTGCTGTTATAGCTTGTGGTGGTTAACTAAAACAAAACGTAATTATGAAAACAATCACAGTAAAAGAAGCATTAAAACAAGGTTATACTCTTTGTGGATATGAAGATTTAGAAATGCAAGGATTAAAAAACATTGATAATTTAGATGAAGAAGATTTTGAACCACATCACGGTTATTTATGCGTGGCAAACAAACAGTCTAATTCCGCTTCAATATCATCCGAAGAAGTAATTGAATGGCTTACTGATAGATATTACGATACAGAAGGTAATCCTGATGATGACAGTCACGATATGGAATTATGCTTCAAAGAAAAAACAGATATTATAGAAGAATTTGTTTCTAAAATGAATGAGGTTTATAATCAAAAAAAGTGGTGGTTTTTAGATTCTGATTTGAGATTAGTTCCTGATGAAAACGAAATACAGCCATAAGCTATAACTTACCGATATGTATGATTTCATAATACTAAATCAACAAAAACGTAAACAAAGTATGAAAAAAATCAGTAAACAAAAATGTTTAGAATTATGAAAACAATCATGCAAATATCACAAGAGTACGCAATACCGAGAAGCACATTAAGAAGCCGATTAAGGAAAATTACTGACAGCGTTTTAGTAGACCATAAAACTGAAACGCTTATAACTCAGGACAGCTTAAGACCGAAAAAGACTTTGGTAAAACCTATTAAACCTCTATTGGTTTACGCTTTTAAAGAAGAGCACCCGTATATGAGCAACGAGGAGATTAGCTTTATTTTAAGCGTTTCACAGCATACGATTGATGAAATACTAAACAATGAATTTTTAACGATTAGAAGTAGAAGTATATGAAAGTATTAAACCTTTACGACTGTTTGGGTGGAAATAGATATAAGTGGGATGAAGTAGCAAAAGAAGCGGGGATAGAATTAAGGGTAACCGCAGTTGAATTAGACCCCGAAGCTGCGAGATTGTACCAAGAGCGATTTCCGAAAGATAAAGTAATTGTAGCAGATGCGCACCAATATTTACTTGACCATTTTAAAGGATTTGATTTCATTTGGAGTTCACCTCCTTGTCCAAGTCATTCAAGAGCAAGATTTGCACGAAAAAATACAACTATACCAATTTATCCAGACTTAAAACTATACGAAGAAGTTTTATTTTTAGAGAATTATTTTGATGGCAAATATTGCGTTGAAAACGTAATACCATATTACAAGCCTTTAATATATGGTAAAAAAATAGGACGTCATTTATATTGGACAAATTTTAATTTACCTAATAATTTAAACGAAAGGAAACACTCTATTATGGAAAGTAAAGATGAATTAAATAAATGGTGCGAATTTCATAATTACGATTTTAGAAAATACAAAGGCACTCAATCAGTACAAAAAATGGCTCGTAATTTAGTAGACTATGAAGCGGGTAAAACAATTTTCGAAACCGCTTTAGGAATTATAAAAAAATCAAATTCAAAACAAACACAACTATTCTGACTATTTAAACTCATTCTAAATAACGTTAGTTTGTTAAACGTATTGGAATTATTACTACTTTTATAAAAACAATTAAACTATGATATACAAAGAACTATTTAACGAATCGGATTTATCAAACGGTGAAATATGCCGACGTTTGGAAATCTGTCACACGGAGCGCATACAATACGAGAAAGCTACTAAATTCAAAATTGAGCAGTACGTTGACTTCGGGAAAAAACTCGGTCTTACAGATGCTCAATTAACTGATTTGGTAGTTGAACGGATTAAGGGACTTTTAACCAAATAAAATAGAAATGGAAAAGCAAGATAACAACGGATGGATTCGTATTGAAAGCGAAAAGGATTTGCCTGAAGAAAGTGGGCAATATTATGTATTTACAAATGACCAAAAAATATATTGTATTGTTTGGACTGGCGTTATGTTCTTGAGAGATAGACATAATGAAACGAAAAATATAACCCACTACCAACCAATACAAAAACCTTTAAAGCCTTTATACTAACCAAATCCTAAAGCAAAGAAATTATGAACGGGAAAGCTAAAGAAGATTTTGAGAGTTGGTTAAGAAAACAGCCTAACTTCATTTATAACAAATACACTCGTAAAATTGTGTTTATGGGTAAAATATTATTTGAGGATTTGCCAAGCAATATTAAAAACGCATTTATAATCGAGTGGATAGATAGTGTTGGGGTTACAGTTGATGTTATACCGAGATTGTCAGAAAAAAACGGAATAGCTTTTGAGCCAAATACTTTTTGCGTAGAAACAGAATTTACCACAGAAGATTTTGAACAATTTTCAACCCGCCAAGAAGCCACAGAAAAAGCGATTGAAGTTGCAGTAAACATTTACAACGAAAAACAGAAATAAGATGAGTGTAATAATAATTTGCCTTGTAGTATTAGGGATAAACATTCCTCATACACTTAGAAAAAATAACAATCATAAGCATTGGAATTATATAGCTATTGGATTTTCTTTAGGGGCATTAACTTGCTTTATTATAAATAATTTAAACCAATAACAATCAAAAAAGCCCAATCAGTCGCTTAGACTCGAAAGGGCTTTCTCTTTTCAACCAAAACTAAATATTATGAAAACGATGCAATATAATCAAAAAATGTTAAAGTTTAAAAAATAATTGCTTTTTTATTTGGTGGTGTTATTTTAATTACTATCTTTGACCTATCAAACTAAAACAAATAGAAATTATGACAAATCAAATTTACGGAATTACAATTAAAGAAAGAAAAAAATTCCCTATAATGGCAGGTATGCAATTTGGAACTAAAAACTACAAAATCAAAAAAGTTGGCACAAAAATAATAGAATTTACTTTTGATGTTAACCCAAATAACACAGACGATAAAATGCTAATATCGGAAAAAGAAATTAGCAGAAAATTTAACTAAATTAAAAACCCGCCTAACTAAGCGGGTTTCTTTTTACCTAAGCTTTTTATAAATAAAATAAATCGGTATTAAAATCTAAACATCTTTGTTAAAATCTTCAATATCTTTTTTAGCACCAAACGATAAAAAGTTATTTATACTTTGTTTTTTTGAACTGTTTAAATTACGATAAATTAAATAAGCGCAAACTAAGCAAACTATAATCCAAAACCAACCCCAAAAACTCATTCCTTTACGCTCGGTTTGTTTGTCATTTAATTGCTTATTTAGTTTAGCAATCGTTTCTTTATCCTTTTTAATCGTTTTTAAAGCGTTTTCTAAGTCTTTTTTCGTTTGTTGGTATTCTGATAGGTAACTCTTTTTTTCTTTGCTTAAATCGGTTGTTTTCTCGTTTCTGTATTTTGCATTTGTAATATCAATTGTTTGACCGTTTGGTAATTTAACCGAAGCGGGTTTAGTTTTATCATCGGGCGTTATTTCTGTAACCTCTGAAACTACGTTTTTTTCAGTATCTACTTTAATATCGGTTACAACCTTTGTGTTTGTTTCCGATTCTTTTTTAACTTCCTCTTTTACTGTTTCGGTTTCCACCGCCTTAACTTCCGTTGTTTCTTTTACTTCGGTTTTGTTTACTTTACGAGTTGAGCAACTGCAAAGAAAAGCCAAAGCAGTTATTACCAATACTGCAAATATTAAAATCCTATTCCCTGTTTTTTCTACTTCTTTAAATGTCATCTCTTTTACTTTAAATTGATTTCTAAATAATACTCACATTTGCCGTCTTTAATTGGTGGTTCTGTAAAATACGCTTGACTGTATTCGCTTGGTTCAGCCGTATATCTGTAACAGTTTTCTTTTAAAGGGCAATCTTTACCCTCGCATTTAGTTATGTCTGCCATAATCTTTCGGTTTAAATTGATTTTCGTAATACTTTGCGTCTTTGAATTTAATTTTTAACACATTTCTGTAAACTTTATTGACCGATTCTTTGTTAGTTCCACGCTTGTAATTCCAAGCTAATATACGGTTAATTCTTTGTAGTGGTGTCATAATTGTAAATCGTTATCGTTATCTGTAAACCATATTATTATTAAAAGAATAGATAATACTAAAAGTGCTAATACCATATTTATATTTTTTAATTAAAAAAAGCCAATCTAACTGCTTCACTACCTTTCGGTTTCGGGTCTTTCGAGCGTTCAGGTTTATTGGCGCTACTATAACGCTTTTTTCGCTTATTACAAATATATGGAATATTTATATAATGTTTTTAAATTTTAAATAAAGCATGTAGCTACTGTTACTTATTTCGTAATTGTAATTACAATCATTACACTCGATTAATCTTTTTATAGTACCCATAGCCGTTACATTGTTTTTAACAAGAGTTATTTGTTCATTTGAACAACAAGGACAACTATACTTTAAATTGTTGTTTAAAACACCTGCGTGAGTGTTTTGCTTAATGTAGTTTTGCATCGTTAAAAAAACATCTTCCAAAACAATTATATCCCCCTCGCAATAGTTAACCATTTCATCTAAGGCTTTTTTATCGTTATTCATTACGCCTTTCCACATATCAAAACCACTATGCTTAACCTTTGCGCCAACACCTAAATATTGAGCAATATAATCTAACTTATTTGAGTTAAAGTTAAACCCGCTTTTCGCCTTCTTTAAAGTATCTAAGGTTTTGTAATTTGGAAACATTGGTATTCTGTGATAAATACAACGGGTTCTTATCCATTTAATATCAAACCTATCCCCATTGTGGGCTATCATTTCATCGGCTTGGTTTGCAACTTTTATAAAGTCAATTAACATTTGCTTATCACATTTGTTTTTATCCCACGCTAAAGTATGTATAGTTTCCTCGTTTTCCCACTTGTAAGAGATGCAAATTATAGCACGTTCGTTAATGATGTTTTCGGGTGTAATATTTAAGTTGTAACCAATTCGCCAACTGTAAACAACATTTGGGCTTGTTTCGATATCAAAGAATAAACGCTTAACTGATTCCGATTTACGCCTTAATTTAAAGTATTGTTCTTTAGTTTCTTTATCTAACCTATAACGGTTGTTTGGGTTTAATTCTAAGCCCAATAACTTTGCGTGGCTCGGCTGTATTCTAAATCTTTCGTTTCCGTTTTTCATAATTTAGTTTTTAAATTAATACGAAAATACGAAAAAAATTGATTTACGGCGATAATCGCCGTTATTTAGAATTGATATAAATTAGCTTTATGTGTTGTAAGTATTAAATTAATTACTAATTTAGCATAAATATTTAAAACTGAAATTATGAAAATTAAAATCCAAATTAAAAACAGATTTACGGGTAGTGTTATTTTTGAGTTTGAATCAGAAAATAATACAATGAAAGAAACTGTAAAAGAGTTTATCAAACAAGAATTAGCATCGGGTAAAATTTCTGCCGACTTGAGTTATGCCAACTTGAGTTATGCCAACTTGCGTTCTGCCGACTTGCGTTATGCCGACTTGCTTTATGCCGACTTGAGTTATGCCGACTTGAGTTATGCCAACTTGAGTTATGCCAACTTGAGTTATGCCGACTTGCTTTATGCCGACTTGAGTTATGCCAACTTGAGTTATGCCAACTTGCGTTATGCCAACTTGAGTTATGCCGACTTGCTTTATGCCGACTTGAGTTATGCCGACTTGAGTTATGCCAACTTGAGTTATGCCAACTTGAGTTATGCCAACTTGAGTTCTGCCGACTTGAGTTATGCCAACTTGAGTTATGCCAACTTGCGTTCTGCCGACTTGCTTTATGCCGAAAATAAAGAAACCGCCTATATTCCTTTATTTTGCAAATGGCCATTTACTATTAAAGGCGATTTAATACAAATAGGATGTAAAGAAAAAACAATTAAAGAGTGGGACGCTTTCTTTAAATCAAAAGAAGTTTATTCAACTGATAGAGGTACAGAAGATTTCAAACAAATAGAAGCGGTTTATAAAGCGTGTAAGGCTTATTTAACGCATTTAAAAATATAATTAGCATTTAGTGTTGTGGGAATGAAAAAAAGGTGTAGATTTGTGTAAACGCTTTCGTAATTCAGTTGGTTAGAATGCCTGTTTTGTACTCAGGATGTCAGGGGTTCAAATCCTCTCGAAAGCTCAAGATTTTTTCATAATGTTTGGTTATAGTTGAGAAGCCCCGATTTAATAGTCGGGGTTTTTTATTTATGTGGTGATAATGATATATTTAAACCGCAAGTATTTGTTCCCATTTTGCAAACTTTTTACGTCTATATTCTAAACCCGTAGTACCTCCGTTAATACGTTTAGTTATACCTACAATATCATTTTTATCGGCTAAAGCGTTTAAATTCTTTTTGCTCCAAAACCAACAAGCTGAAACAATAGCATTTACTTCGGTTGCTAATAAATCGGGATTGTTTATAAAATCAATACCCGTATCTTTTGAAAGTGCTAAATAGTTGTAGCGCCCCGTTACTTGAATGTAACCACGCCCTCTGAATTTATAGCCATCGCCTTGTTGCGTGTTTCCTAAGTCTTTACGCCCCTCGTATTTATCGAAGTATGATTTACCCCCTAATTCGGTTAAGTACTTAAAACCACCGCTTTCGTGTTCTATTTGGGCTAAGAAGTGTGCTAAACGTAAAGGTGTGTTAATATGGTATCCGTTTAAAAGTGATTTATATTTTTGGTGTATCATTCGTGTGTCCTTTCGTATTCGTTAACCTTTTCATTTAAGGCTTCTATTTTATTTTCAAGTTCAGTACAATAGGTTTTTAAATCGGTGTACTTCTTATCTAATTCGTAATATTTTTGTTTCCATAAATCTGACTTCTCGACCTCTAAAGCATAATTAAGAGCCATTTTATCAAACTTGTCTTGAAGTCCACTTATTGCAGTTCTAAGTTCGCCTTGCTTCTCTCGATAGTAGTTTTTCTCTGCGACAAATTCCTCTCGCATTGATTTCATTTCGGCTCGCAACTCTTCCTTTTCAGTTTTATAGTCAACTTCTCTATTTAGAAAATACAACCTTGTTTCGTTTGCATAGTCTAACTCATCCTTTTTAACCTCGACATCGCCCTTTTTGTTTGTTATTTGTTGCTGTCTACGACCGCCTAAAATGTAGGCTAATATAGGTGCGAAAATAGTCCCTACAAGGGCTATCCAATTATCTATGAAAAAATTCATTACTCTCTGCTTTTAATAATGCCGTAAATAAAATTACCAGCTAATATGTTAATGTAAAAATAAAAATACGTTTGATTGTTAAAATAAGGCTGTATGATATTTACAATTGCTAAAGCTACGATTGTAACACAACTGCTTTTTGTAAAGTCAGTATAGCTATTCCAATGGAATAACCCGTGTATTAAAACCACAAAGCAACAATAACTTTCGATAGTATCAGCAGTATAGTAAATGTCTTTGTAAAACTCAATTCCAAACAAAAGCATTAACAACGCCAATACATACCAAACGCAAATCGCAATAGGCAAATATCCTAAAACCTTATTCATCTACTTAGGGGGTCTTGGTGTACCAACGGGAATAGCAATAACGCATCCGTTTAAATCTACATCCGCTAATAATGCATAGCACTCATCGATTACTCTTAATTGTTCTTCTGTCATTTTAATTGTATTTATAAACTGTTATATAAGTAGGTTGTGAAACTCCAACGCCTATTAATGTTTGTGTTACTTCAAAAGTGGATTGTTGCCAATTTGCCGAAACTTGAATACTAAAGCGATTGTATGTTTCGGTATAGTTATTTGCGACTATAACGCCATCCATTTTAATAGTAACGTAATGCGGTGTAATTGTAGGATAAGGAAATCCGTAAGGCGTTAACCATTGAATATTTACGTAATGCTTGTTTTTTATCTTATTATAAAGACCGTTCATATTATAAACGGGTTGTACAATAGATTCTGTTGCATTTGCCGTCTTATTTTCCACTTCAACACTTTCACTTGAGCATCCGATTAAAAACACCGTTAAAACGGCTAAGATTAGTTTTTTCATATTAAAGTTGCTATAATACCACCAATTAAAAATCCTATTGCCGTTCTAATGATGTCGTTTCTATCCATATAAGCACCGACTTTTACCCAATGGTATAACTCCCAACAAAATCCAATTACACTTCCTAAGAATATTGAAAGTAAAGGCGCTCCAATTAATTTAGCGTCGTCAGTATAAGTGTTAAATCCCGTTAGCCAACCGATTAAAAACATTGCTATAAAGCCGATTATTACGTGAAGTGAATTTTTCATTTAAAAAGTTTTTGTTTTTCCTATTCTATATTGATTAAGAGTAATGCTATCCGCCCCACTACCTAATTGACCAGTAATAGTGAATTTCCAAGCACTCGAATAGGTTAATGATGTTTGTGTGTATACCGAAGCTGTAGTAACGTCTGTAGTTAGCGCAGATACATTTCTAATCCCTGCTAATATATTTCCACTCAGGAACTGCATTCTTTCTCTTTTATTTGATGCCGTTAGGTCTGTATTTGCAGAGTTAACACCAGTAGCTATTAAAGCGTCTGCAATTGTTCCGGTTGTTCCTGCTCTAAATCTAATTTGGTATGTTCCTGCCGTTCCAGTTTTATTAACAGTTGCCATAAAACTCATCAAATCACCTTCTACAAATTCGCCTGCATTAATATCTATAGATAATAATACCGTTTCAGTAGTATTGCCCGTGTGTGTGCCATAACTACCTCCTGATTTTGAATAAATAAAATTTTCTATTTTTGCCAATGCATCAAAAACAGCATTTTGACTTGGCGCAATAGTAGTAACGCCATCGGTTATTGCGTTAGCTACTTTTGCATCTGCATAAGCAGTTGTAGCTATTTTAGTAGTGTTATCGTTTGCTGATTGTGTTGGAGCGTTAGGCGTTCCTGTAAAAGTTGGCGATGCTAAATCGGCTTTTAAGGCTAAGGCATCAAATACAGCATCTTCGCTTGGTGCTTTGTCCGTTACGCCATTTGTGATTACGTTTGTTACTTTTGCATCGGCATAGGCATTACTATTTGTGTTTGCTGAATTATCCCCAGTATTCGTTCCGCTTGTATTTTCTAAAACAGAGTATTTATCGGGTTTTAAAAGACCTGCGTTAGTAGCATCGGCTAAGGGTAAAGTTGCATCAGTTCCCGTATCGCTGTTTACTTTTCCATCGGTAGGACTTGCAGTATATGACAGATTTGTTGCGACACCCGAGGGCATTTGATAAAGTTGAAATCTCGCAAGAAAATCATCGCCATCATTAATTTTAACTGCTGAATATCTTTGAATCCCAAGCAAAGGGAACGGACTTGAGCTTGGTGTTATTAATTCAAAAGTATTAGATTCGTTTATGAAAAATTGCAACTCGTCTCCTAATTCAAATAAATCTGCAATAACGGTTAATGTTGCTCCCGTTAATTCTGTATCGTTTACAAAGTACAATAATTTTCCTTTATCCTCTAACTCAAAGTTATAGTTGAATGTCTCGGCACTTTCAACATCTACAATTTTTATTCCTCTACCGCCAACACCTAAAACAGCCTCAAGGTCGGGGGTTGCACCACCGCCACTTGAATTTATAATATAAGGGTCTGCTAAAGTACCGCTACCAGTAATTGTTATGTTTGTCCCCTCTTGTATTAATCCAGTTATAGCATCAGCGTTGCCAGCACCCAAATAAGGCGTATACCCTAAAGCCGTTAATCTAACTTTTAATAACTCTACATTTGCAAATGTTTCTTCTGTACTCGCATCGGTTTCGTCTATTACGATTATATCTAAAATACTAACTGGTATTTGTGGCGTGTTTGCACCGTTTAAATTCTGTATAATAAAAGTTTGATTAACACCGTCTAAAACCGCTTGAAAGTCGCTTATATTAACTTCTTTACTTCCGTTATTGAATAAGTGCCACCATCCGCTCGCTCTTTTTATGATATAAAATATAGCCATTATTTAACGATTTTAAATGTGTAATTAGCACTTGCGGGGTCAACCGCCCCTACTGTTGGATTATATACAATAAAACTTATTGTATCAGTAGCTGTAACAATTGGAAAACCAACAACTAACCCCGAAGTGATTAAGGCTGGTGGATAAGTCATTTGAACATAATCTCCAACTTCTGCGCCTGTTAAAGTTGCCGTTTGCGTTTGCGTTGCTAAACTCGCAATACTTGGCAGGTCTATTGTTTGGGTTTCTTCTAATTCAATAGGGATATATCCACTATAAATTGTAGGTGTGTAAGTTTGGTTTTGGTCGTATTCTAATTTTATACCACTAATATAACACTCGTTAAAGTTTATTGCGTCGCTGTCTAATTCAAAAACAATATCAAAAGTTCCATTTGGAATGGTTACATTTTGATAAAAGGTTATAAATTTACCCGTGTCCGATACTTCAAACTCAACGGTGTATATCTCCAACGCTAAAGAAAACAATCTAAAACGCCCTGTTATTGATATTCCTGAACTATTGTATATTGAAAACTGAAAAACACTATTTTGATTTGACCTATACGAACTTATATCTGATTCCCAAAACGTACCGCCTGAGTTGATTGCCAAAGTATCCGAGTTAGATAGATTATTTACAAATAAACTTCTTCCGTTTGAAAATGTAAAATCTGAACTCGCGTTTGCTAAACCCGTTCCACTTACTACATTCGCCGAAAAAGCCTTATAGAAAGTTAGGTTTTTATTTAAAACATTCTCCCCATATCTTAGGTCGTAAATATCTGCTAATATTGCGTTTATTGTAGTTGCCATAATTTTTAATTTTGTGCTATATAAAATTTATAATCAAAAGAATAACTCCCTAAAGCGGGTATTGATGAAGTAAGTGCTAATACACTATTATTAATAAATAAGTTAATATTTCCCCCAGTTCCGAATATCGCCCTGAATGTAAAATCGTTATCTCCCGATTTAGGTCTAAAAGCCGTATCTTTCCAAGTGAATACATTTTGAGGGTCTAAAGCTAAAGTAGTATTGTTGGTAATCGTTCCTTTTACTAAAATCTGATTACCGCTTTTATGTAACGTAATCGAATAGTTAAGATTTGCACCAGCTTTTGTTGTGTATGTTTCGCTTGACTGACTATCAGTTACTACAGTAGGGTAAAGTTCATCTACAATTGTTGACATCGAACTACGATGTTTTGCTTGTGTTATCACGGCTGTTATAAAACCGTTTATTGTTGCTAATATTTCCGTTTTTGTTGCCATATCTTAATTTAATAAATATTCATTGTTATATTGAGTGTTGTTGTATTCACCATCGATTATATCAAAAGTCCATTCGGTTGCTCCGAAGCCTTGCCAATAATCTAAACCGTTGTAAACCAAATTAGGTTCAATTACTATTGAGTAACCACCATTTGTAAATATATAAGTAGGCGTGATGTTTAAAACGTTTAGTGTTGGTGTGTAGGTTGTTGGGTTAATAGTTTGTAAAACACCGCCTTTATACAACTTAATTACAAACCCATCAACTAAAGTAATGTTTCTATTAAAAGTTAATTCAATCGCTGGTAAACTCGCTACAGTATAAGTGCCTAAATGTAAAGGTAGTCTACTAACGACTTCTAATCCCTCGTATAATTGATAAGCAAAAGAAAAAGACTGCCCTTGTGGGTTAATAGTAAATTCCCCGTTTAATAAGTTACTGAGTCCTTTGCGCTCATCAACACTATAATCACTTACCACAACTCTTTGATTATTGCAATATATTGCACCGTGACTAAATAATACTTCTAATCTATCGTTAACAAAGTAGTCTAAAGAATCGATTTTATACTGTCTTAAAAAAGTAGTTATACTTCGATAATTGACTTGTTTACCCTGAGATGTTACATACTGTTTTACATCACGTTTATTTGTAGGTGTATAATCATAACACCCCGATAATCTAACCGATTGCGTGTAAGGTGCTAAATCGTAGCTTATCCCGTAAATCTTTGTAGCGTTGGTGTAATCGAATCGAGTTGTTAAATCGCTTTGGTAGTTAGTTACTAAAAATCCATTTGAAAAGTAAATATTATCATTTACTAAATCGGTAATTTTTAAATATAGTGGCTTAGTCCAATAATCTACACCGATATTACCAAACTCAAAAGCTATTTGGCTTATTCCGTTTGCATCAACAAAACCCTCGTAATAGAAATTACTATCAATATTTTGAATAACTAAACCGTTACAGTCGATTAAATCAACTTGTATTCCACCAACGAAAGCAATATGTGTATCGCTTGCGCTAATCTGTAAAAAGGTTTCATTTGGTTGCATAACAATAAACCCATTATATAACAAAGTGGCTATATTAGGGTTGTCGGCTTGTTTCGCTAAAGCAAAATCATTCTTAGTTAATCTTATAAATGAAAAGTCTGTCATATCTTTGTTATCCCAACAATAATAGTGCTTCTATAAGTTCCGCTTTCGTTTCATAAACTATGCCGTCCAAATTTACAAAATTATATTTATAATAATTGCATATTGGTATATTATTTTCGTCATAAAGTTTAATATAATCGTTATCAAACCTCCACCAATTAGAAACACCGCCTAAATTATACTGCGCATCGTTAACTGTTAATACACCGTCTGCATAATTCAAAATCAAATATTCCGTTTCAAAACGTTCTTCTAAAGTTAATTTCAACTCGTTTGATGTCCAAGTATGGTCTAAACTTTGTACATACCCTTTAATTACCCTACCATTGCTATCGTAGCATCTAATAAAACCCCTACTTACTTTGTACGCTTCTAAATAGTCTAAAACTTGGTTAAATTCAGCAACACAAGTTAAGTTATACATTTTAGCCGTTGTAAGTGGACTTGGTAGGCTTTCGTATGTAATTGTTGCGTTTTCTATTAACGGCTCTATTTCGGTATTTAATTGGCTTTCATAAGCACCATTTGATTTAAAGTAAGCATTAAATATATTTTTACGTGAATACAACAAACAACTTGATAAATATTCCCCAAACCTTAGCATATTTCTTTTAATAGAATAAGCAACGTTTTGAAGTCTTAATGGATTAGAAACAAAACCCTCTGTCGTTCTTGATGTCCAAAGTACATTAGTATAAAAATATTTAACAGCTATAAAAGCATCGCCCTCAAATGTAGGCATAAAAGCTACTGGGGTTAAAGTAAGTACTGAATTAGTTATACTGAAAACTGTATAGTTCCCCACGTTCTCCCCGCTTGTTATTTCAAAAGAAGCACCAGCCCCGAAACCTAATATTAACCAGTTTATAACCACATCGCCACTATCTCCCTCACTATCTCTATTTAAAACCTCAACCTTACCATCTACTATTCTCATTAAAAGCCTTGCGCCAAACTCATTAAAACTACTCGGTGACAATGGCGTTATATTTGTTATATAAACCTTATCATCCTCATTTGTTGATGTTGTTGGTTGCGTTATTTCTAAATTTACAACCGCTTGTATTGCTAAAGGGTCACGAACAAACTCTACCTTAACATCTTTTACATTCTCTACATTATCATTTAACAAAGTCCATTCGCTATCTGTATGAATTGCGTTGCTTGTTCCTTGACTTGTTCTGTCTTGTTCAAATGTTTTATATGCGTATTTAAAATTATTTATTTGGCATCTGTCATTTTCATCAATAGTAAAATCTTCGCTTGGTATGATATTAAAAACCCCTATTTCATCATTAGTATAATAATCTCTTTGATGCCCAATAAAAATATTATCTTCATCGGGTTCATAATCGCAATTAACCTCTTCTATACTTTCAAAGGCTTTTTTAGTTTCTAAGGTAAAACTATCCACTCTTTGGCTAATCATTCCACGATTAAAACACACATTATTATAATGCTCTCCAATTAAATCAAAAGATGTCGCATTTACTGGGATTGCATTTGTGAATTTTGATGCTTGTTTTATTAAGTCAATCCAGCGCATACCTTTAGCGACTGTATTAATAGCTGTTGATGTTGCTTGTATTTCAAAATCACAATTACTAACATCCCAATATGTTTCGTCAATATGCTCACTCATCCAAGAGTAATCCCAAAACAAAGCCATAGAGTACCCTCTTGGTATATCAGGTAAATTAAATGTCATTTCAGTTGGGAAAGTATAACTTTGGTCTGTAGTGCCAGTAAAATACTTATCAGTTAAAACATTTATCATGCTTGGTTCTAAATCCCCAATAGTTAAAGGGTGCTGAAAAACAATACCTATTAATTGAGAACCCGCTTTTGATGAACTATTTCCCCCATCAGTAGAATAATTAAATGTAATATTTGAGTTCATTTTTACAGTAACTTGCGATAGGTCGTTTTGTGCAGAAATAACTCTAAAATTATTACAAGCCTGTACAAATGTTGCAGAAGCGAGGTCTAACTCAAAAAATGTTAACGTGTTTGGTATTAAAGACTCTGTTATTTGGGCTGAGAAATTGTTATAACTACCAAAGTAACCAGCTATCAAATTTTTACTTGCGCTTAATATAAATTTACTTTGAAGCGTTAATGGCGTAGCCTTTAATAAAAAATCAATAGTTGGGGCGGGTGTAATTGTTTCTTGGTTTACGTTTTTATCACTAAAGGCATTGAATTTATCGGTCAACCTACGCTTTAAATTAGCTACTTTATTCTTTTGGATTAGTTTGCAACTAACAAATGAGAAATTATCGGTAATGTCTTTATCGGTAAAGTCTAAAGAACCTAAACTAAATTGAACACCGTCTTTTTCAAGTACATACTCAACTTTACTTTCAAAACCGTAATATTTATAAATAGATAATAACCATTGCAACCCGTAATCCATAAAATATGACTCATCGCCTTGTGGATTAATAATTCTCGGTTCGGTTGTTTGTTCCCCTACTGCATCGATAAACGTTAATTTATCAATAGCACCGTAAGAAATAGAACGAGCGTAACGTTTGCCCTCTTGTTTGACTACAAAATTAGCTGAATCAAAACCAATAGGCTCTGAAATTTCGTATAAGTCAGTACGCCCTAAACTTGTAAAGATTAAGTAATGCTTAAAACCGTTAATGTCGTTCGGGTTGTTCATTAGATACTACGTCCTTTAAATTCAACTCTATTATTCATTCGTTCGGTTATTTGTCTACCGTTTGTAACGTAATCCTTAATTCCTTTTTTATCAATGCTTATGTTTGCGGTTTCCTTAGTCTTAATTGCGCTTACAATAGCGTTAACTTGACTATCTGTCATTCCACTATTGCTTACATCAACTTTCGGGGCGCTTATCCCGTTGCCCGTTAAAATACTATTTAAGTCATTATTAAACATTAAGAAGTCCATAGTCTTTTCGTTGTTCAATACCTTATCGCCTTTATTAAGATAAGTTACTTGCGCTCCTTTATCTGAACCCGTGCTTTTAATACGCCCGTATTTATCTGTGATAATCTCACGCCCTCGCTCTTGTGTTAATGCAAGTCCTTCAGGAGCGTTGTCCGTTCCTTTCCAAAACTGTGGCATTTGTTGAGAAGCTACAACACCCGCTTGAACCGCTCCAATTAAACCGATTGTAATAGATAAAGGAATATTAGGCAAAGCGGCTACTATTGCTTGTGCCGTATCAACTGCGATATTAAACAACGCTTGTTGTTTCTTTGCTTGAAATTCTCTTTTTTGAATATCACGTCTACGTCTTTCGGCTTCGGCTTCTATCTCTGCTCTTGCGCTTGCACTATCCCCCGCAAAAGCTAAAGCGATATCTCTTTGGCGTTCTAAATTAGCGTATTCATTTGCAAAATTGGCGTTACTCGCTTCTGTAATAAACGCAAACGCTTCTTGCGCTATTTGTGTTATACCTAAAAATGTTTCTGTAAAACTTACTCCAAAATCTTTAATATCCCCTTTAAGTGCTTTTAACAAAGTAGGTAAACCAGCATCGGCAAAAAAACCATCACGAAAAGATTCAATCCATTCGTCTGTTGATTTTCTTAACTCATCTGTTTCCTCTTTTGTTTTAACAACCGTTTCCTCATACGATTTCATTTTCTTAATGCCCTCGTCAAGTGCTTCTAACTGCTCTTTTCTTAATGTATCAGGCACTTCTTTTCCTTGAAGTTGTTCTAATAACATTCTAAGAACATTGATTTGATTTGTATAAGAAGCATATTCCTCCGTTGTTTCCGCAACTTTACCCCTAATAGCTTCTAACTTTGATATTTCAGACTGAAACCAATCCTCTGTAAATTGCTTTAATTGCTCGGCTTCTTTTTTCTTTTGTGCTACTTTTGATTTACTTGCTTTTTCCTCTTGATATTCTAAACCAATAGTTTCTTTTTTTAGTTTAATAATATCTTCATCATTTTTAATAGTTTGCTTTGTAATAGCATCTATTTGATTCTGTATTAATATTCTTTTTTCTTGTGCCTTTCTTAAATCATCGGAATAAATAGCTAAAGTCCTTGCGGTAGCTCCATTTTTCACACCAGTTTTAATACTTAATTGAGCTTGTTCTTCTAATCGTTTTTGAACATCTAATTCGGCACTTAAATCAATTAATTTTTGTCTATTTAATACGTTTAATTCTGACTTCTTTTCAACTTCTTTTCTTTTCTCTAAAGCCGTTATTAAATCATTTACACCTTTAGAATATTGACCATCAATAAGCATCGCGTCTTTAACGCTTTTAATGTAATATGGATATTGTTTCAATAAAGCATTTTGTGCTATTTTTTGTTGTTCTAAACTTAATTTTTTGTCATTTACTACCGCTAAATATTTTCTTAACTCTAATATTTCAGCTTGTGCATCTTTACGCCCACCCAATCTTGCGTTGTTAAATTCTTTTTGTCTGTCAGTTAAATCTTTTAAGGCTTTATCGCCTTGAAATAAACTTTCAACCCAAATACCTATTTCTTTACCATAAGCACTTAGGACCGCAACGCCTACATATAATAAAGTATTGAAAGATAAAATAGAAGCTCCGATTTGTGACATTACACTTCTTGTGGCTTGTCCCTCTGCTTTAAGTATTGCATTTTGCGCAACAATACCCTTAACCGCATCTTGTAAAGCACCAATATTATTGGTAATAGACATTATACCTATTTGCATAGACTGCCCAAAGTTTGGTAATTCTCGGCTTATTTGCCCTATTGCATTAGATAAAGGATTAAACCCACTTGCATAGTTACCTACATTACGGCTGTATTTTCCAACTGCCGTATCAATACCTTGTAAAGTAAGTTGGTATTTTTTACTTACATTAGTTAAAGTTATTAATCTCTTTTCTTCATTCTCGGTTAGGTTGTTATAGCGTTCTTTTTTAGCCGATAAATTATTATATTCTGCCGTTACTAAGTTTAACTGCCTTTGTGTTTTTTGGTAAACATTTGACAATATAGATTGCTTAGCTTCTTCACGCTCTAAAGCTTTGTTTTTTCTTATAATAGAAGCTTCTAAAGCAATATTTGACTTCTCTAAAGCGTTGTTGCTTATCTTAGTTCTATTCTGCGCTTGTGCGTAACGTTCTAATTGTATTTGTACCTTTGCATACAACTCTTGTTGCTTTGCTAATTCAGCATTTAAAGCCTTTATTGCACTATCTGAACCGCTCGGGGTTTTAGCGCCTATCATATTAGAATTTACTTCTTTTACGTTAGATACAGTCTTAACAAGTTCGTTGTTTAACGATTGTAAATCTTTTAAAGCCGAGGGGCTTAAAATTTCCAGAAATTCCGACATTATACTTTCTTTTTGTTATTTAATTCTGAAACTCTTTTCGCTTCTTTTTCTAAAGCGATATAAACCGCTAAAGTCATATCTTCCTTAAGCAAACTATTACCAGTCAAAACAGTAGATAAAACTCCTATTTGTTCATAGTAATCAAAACCTTTGCTTTCACTCTTTTTTGTCATCGCTTCAAACTCTATTTTAGCTATTGACAAATCGTTATTTATAATCCCTATTTCGGTTGTTAAAACTCTATGCACTTCTTCAATAAACGGTACTTCTTTGTTTATTACAATACCATATCCTTTTTTTAAAGCTTCAATAAAATCTAACCGCATTTGCTCAGTAGTCTTATTGTAAAAGTAAAAGTGTAAAGCTTGCTTTAAGTTAGCTGTTTTATACTCTAAAAACGCTATATCTTTAATTAGACGTAAATACTCGTTCGCTTCGTGATTATCTGACTTTATAAAAAAATCATCGTGTATAGCCATAAAAACCGCTTCCAATCCCTTTTCCTTTGGTTTAGGCTTTAGGTTTTGGTAGTTCTTATCCTTTAACGTTTTAAAGAATATTGAAGCTGGGATTGTTTCAACTGAATTATACTTAGGCAATTTTATAGTCTTTTTTAATAATGTAAATCAATGTATAACGGTAAATGTCCGCTTGTCTTTTATCGAATGTTTCTTGGTTTAACCCTAAAATATCTAAACCATATTTACCAACTAAGTTGTATCTATCATTCATACCGAATATAAATTCTCTCGGTTGACTTGCTCGGTGTACAAATAAACTATTTGCCGTTTGACGTGTCAATAATAAATCGACGTAACCGTTTGCTCTTGGGTTAATGTTATCTTTAAAAATAGCGTATTCAGGGTCACGGTAAGCTCCTATTTTATCGCCACTCGGTCTAATACCTTGCTCCCACTCGTTAACCTTTTCGTCTTTTAGATTTCGGTTGTCGCTTAACACTATCTCCGATACTATCTGCTCCAACTTCGATTGGTTCAGTAACGGTTGCAACCTCTTTTGATACTCCAACGCTGACAGACTCATTTTTATTTGCTTTACCACAATCTAAACACTTGCACTCTTTACTAATATTCGGGTTGTTTATAAACTCGGTTATTAAAGCTTCATTTGTTTGTTTTGTGCGTTTTAAAATCCATTCCTTTTTTTGTTCTTTACATAGTTTTAACCACGCTTCGGCATCTTTACCGAATATATGCTTTCCGAATATTTCCATTTACTATTGTATTTAAAAAGGAAAATGCAACCCGATTATGAGTTGCATTACATCCTAATAATTAATCCTAAACCTTATGAAAAAGCTAATTTACAAAAGTATTTTCATATAACCAAATTAAATTTACGCTGTTGCTACAAAACTTGCAGTTGCCCCTTTGTAGTAACGTGTACCAATCAAAGCTACATCAGTCGGTACACTCGCATCATACAACTGTACTACTTGCGCTTCTGCCGTTGTAAATGCCGTTGTAGGCTCAAATTCCCACTCTTCTGTAGTAGAGTTATAAGATAAAGACAAAGCTATAATCGTATCAGCTACACCATCTTGAGTGTATCTCAAATTAGCAATAGCAATACCGCCTAAGTTAACCGCTCTATTAATGTCAAAACTTGCTTTGAAATACACTTTCTGCTCTGAAACATCCGCTCTACCCGTCATATAAATATCGGTAATCGGTTGAATATCGGTATTGATATTAAAGTCTAAAGCCGAAGCATCAAGTAAAGCTACATCTCTGTTAAATTGTACCTCGTTAATCAACTGCATAGAAGTAGTAACACTTGCGCTTACACTTCCGTCAGTAAACATATAAGTACCATTGTTTAGCATTCCTAAGTCAAAACCACTAAATGTAGTTCCGTTAGTTGCTCCCGCTACTGCACCGCTTGAGAATACGAATAACACATCAAACGCTTGGAATGAGTTGTAAGTGTACAAAGCACTCGCAAATTTCCATCCACCTTTAAGGAATTTAAACGTATATTGTGGTAATCCGTTTCTAACAACTGACATAACACCCCCTTGATACTCCTCAGTAGTAGCTTCAGGCGTGTTGTTAGTAGCTTCTACTGCACCAAGTACTGGCACAAAGTTACCTAATTGGATTTGGTCGTTAACATACGCCAAATCGAATGTATCGGTTAAAAGGTTGATATTCCAACCTTTTGGCACGATTACAAAACCCGTTAGCCTTCCCTCTTGTATAATGCAATCAGGTAAACCTAAGTTCTTGCGGACTGTACTACAATCCTTTTGATTTATTAAAACTGCCATAGTTTTTTTATTTTATTTATTAAAAATTTATTGTTTGTATGCAACTCGATACCCCGCTAAAAATCAAATCAATGTCTATAACTATTGCGTTGCAAATAAATACTAAGCTATCTTCGGTTGTATTCATAGAGTAGTTTTTCACTCTTTGAACTCTAACGCTTTTGTCATCGTATCTACTTATCCCACTTTGTGTTAAAGCTGTTAAAAGATTATCTGCTATCGGTTGTAAAATAATATTGTAATCCCATTCGTGTTGGTAAGGGTTAAACTGCTCAGGTGCTTGACTTTGATATAAGATTACTATTCGTGCATTTCTGCTTACGCTCGGTTCTCTTAAATCGTTTGTGTCTTGCCCCTCTGCTAACCAAATTAAAGGAAACTGACTACCTTTTGAAAGCGTTAAGTAATTAGCTAAAACCGTTTCCGTCCCCCAATTAAAGAATATAGGCTTTGCAATTTCGTTTATCGTCGGAGTAGGTAATACTTCAACAATCCTTGCTAATTGGTCTTCAAAAACTATCATATCCCGAAAGAGTTTTTAGTTTCGTAAGTCTTAAACGTTTCAATATCAAATCCCGTAAAGTCTGATTTCTTATCCAATAAGTATTGATACAAACTTACTCCAATCGCTTCTTGACTACCATACCAATCGATAAACTCGCCATCGTTATAAATAAATGGTTCGTTTAAATAACCGCTTTGGTACTTATCAATAAACTGCTGATTTGCATTTGCTATCTTATACTTTGGACTTACTAAAGTGGCTTTTTCAGTCTTCCCTTGTGTATTCCCAACACCCGTAAGATGTTCGTTAGTTTCGGTAATGTACTGCTCGAAAATACGGTAGGCAATAAGGCTATACTCATTGTCTAATCCTATCCATACTTTACCGTCGTACTCATCGCCCTCAACTAACTTTTTATAAGAAGCGTATAGCGGATTGTTAATGTCCGCTAACGCTAATTGTAAAGTGTTATAAGTCGTTAAACCTAAAGCATTTAATAATATCGATTTCTCTACTTTCACACACAAAGAGTTTAAAGCACTCGCACTATTTGGAGTTGCTAAAGTCGGGTTTGCAACCGCTAAAGCTACACCTAAAGGAATGTTTAACTCGTTTGGGTTTTGAAAATATGAAACCGTTACTATCTGTGGCATTATTTATCTGTTTTAACTTCTTTTACTTTTTTCTTACTTTCATATAAATGAGCATCTTCTTTGGCTACTCTTGTAGTTTTACCGTTATAGGTAACCTCTACTGTCGTATCGTGATAGAAACCCATTTTATTACGCTTGTGTTAATGCAGTAATAGCATCGCTAAAGTCACCGTAAACGAATGCACCGTAATGGTTAGATTTTACTCTATGTACTAAACGAGCTTCCGCCAAAATAGTAACTAAGTTTTTAGTAAAGTCATCATTCTCGTAACCTACATTGATAGTTAATCCCTCTTTAAATCTTACTCCTGACTTGTTAAAGTCACCTACTAAGAATTTATCGATTGTCATACCAGTATTTGAAACAACTGGAATCCCACTAACTACTGTACCGTCAATAGAAGTAAACGGAGGTAATACATATTGTCCTGTACTATCTTTTGCTAATTCCATTTTAGTAACGTCTGTTGGGTGCATTACAATATAATTAGGGTTAAATAAGTTAACTCTAACTTGGTTAATAGCAGTTCTCAAAACGTCTGCGTTTGTTGGTGTAGGGATTGCCAAAGCAAAAGAACCAGCCGCCCAAGCAGTAGCGTTAGTTGTGATACCCGTTAAGTTTGCGCCAGTACCAGCACCAGAAAGGATTTGGTCATCGATTTTCAAGTTGATTAACTCGCTTAACTCTTGGTCAATTTCTGATTTCAACAACTGTACATCGTCAAGCATCTCTTTGGTTACTTTGATATAGGCAGTTACTTTTTTAACAGAAGCTGAAGCTAATACTAAGTCAAAATCCGCTTGTGATTTCAAAGCACCCTCTGCCGTCATTCCAGCACCACCGTCAGGGTTTTTCTGCTCAACCCATTCCCATAGGTTTGACATAATAGTACCTACATTTACCAAAGAAAGTAAATAAGGTGAACGTCTTACAGTTCTTGTAATACCCGCTTCTCTTTCTCCTTGTGGGATAATACCAGTAATGTTTGTGCTTTCAGCCATTGTGCCAGCGGCTTTCAATGTGAATTTAACACTTGCGCCTGATTTATCTTTCATTGCTGAAAGCTCATCGGCTTTGCTTTCTAAGATAGATTTTAAACTTGCAGTTTCCTCTTTAGTGGCCCCTTTAGTTTCTAAATCCAATACTCTCAAAGCGATTTCTTCTACGTTAGCTTTAAATGATGCTACGTCTTGTCCGCTTGTTTCTAACGCTTGTACTTTTGACATTAACTCTATAAGTTCGGCTTTAGTACAAGAGTTTTCTTTAAAGGCGTCTATTTTATCGCCTAACTCTTTAATTAAATCTTCGTTCATTTTAAATTTTCTTTAATAATCCTTTTAATAATTCTCTTTGTTTCTCTGTTTGAAGTGATTTCTCGGCTTCTTCTATAGATTTTGCAAGTGTTTTATCGGCTTGCGTTACCTCGTGTTTACAACTTGGGCATTCTACATAACCCATTCCTTTTTCGTTTACCGAATTATAATCAAATTCAGTCTTACATTCAGGGCATTTTACTAAGTGTTTTTCTTTTATATTTACTATTTGTCCCGTTGTTCCGTTACTGCCAAATACTACTAAACTACTTTCTCTTACGTTTTTAGCTTCTTTTATTGCAAAGAAGTAGTAAATGTACTCAAACTCATCTTTGTTGGCTATAAGTGGGTAATATTGGTCGTAGTTAGCTTTAGCAGTTGCATCATCAGGGTCGTTACTATCTAAGCATAAAACGAAAGTAACATACTGCATACGCACACTCGCTTCTATCTCATCACCACTATCTAACCAATCCTTAACCGCTTGGTGCTTTACTTGTGATTTAGGCACTTTATAAATCAATGCTTGTGTATCTCCCTCGTAAGGTTTCCCTAATAAAGCAAACGGTACTTTAGCCACAAACATTTCAATATGCTCTTTTCTAACTATTACCTTATCCACTTCCAATTCGTGGTCGATAACTAAATAGTTTTTACCTTGTTGCTCTTTTACTGATTTAGTCCATATTCCGTCTAAATGTAAATCATCATGGCTGTCTAATACTTTAGTTGAATTAACCGCTATGTAATAGAAATTATCATCAATCTTAATCCCCTTTAGTTGGTCTGTAAACTTTAATAAATCCAAAGACTTACAAGTAACAGAAACGCCTTTATCACAAGACTTTTGTATCTGTGACTTTTTAGCATCAACAATAAAATCTAAGTTATCCTTTAAATCTTTGAATAACTCTTCTTTTGTTGAGTAGGTTTTATCGGGAAAGTATATTGACTTTATCATTTCTTAATCTCTTTATCTTTGTTTAATTCACGTTTCAATAGCTCTTTTTTTGCTTTGGCTATTTTTTCCTTTTCAACTTGTTTATTAATATCCTGTAAATTTAATCTCGTACTCATAATCCCAATTTTAGTTTAAAATCATCACTCATTTTTTTAGCTTCGGCATTGGTTAAGGTTTGGTTATCGATTGCCACCTTTAACGCATCTTGCATCTCACCAAAAGACTTAATCTTATCGTTTACGACTGGTTGCATTGATGCTAAATGGTCGTAAGAAGCTATTAACTTTTCGCCTTTTTCCATCAATCCCCATTGTTGGCTTAAACTATTCATAGTGTTTTTAGCCGTTGTTTGGATAGAGTTTTGAATGTAACTAATTACGCCTTGTGATTGATTATCGAATGTACTGTCTTTAGCAAAGTAATTTAAAACGTTCTTATTCATTTCAAACGCTAATAAACACTTGTTAGCATCGTCTGCAAACTGCTCATCTAAATATAAACGCTTCATATCGCTTACTAAGTGCTTAACGTCAATGTTTGCATTAGTTACGATTAAGTTTTTACGGTCAAGTTTACTCTCTATATCGGTTCGGTCTGTAGGTTGTATTTGTGCTTCGTTTCCAGTACTTTCGTTCTTAGACAAATACTTTTGACTAAACTGTAAATTTATATTCTTAGACTTAATGTTTTGGTCTATGTTATTTAATATCTTTACAATTCCTTTAACTCTACTTTGTGATTGAAAGAATGAGTTATTACTTAGTCCGTTTGATAGGTCGTAAAGCGGAATTAACTCTGCTAAACTTAATTCATAAGTTGTGTTATCTAAAGTGTATTTAATCTTACGCTCCCCGAATGCTTTTTTATCCTTTTCAGTAACGATAAACTTATTTACCTTATGAGCGTTGTTTAATTCAATCTCACTCGGAATAAGGTTGTAAATTGCTTTCGGTAAATCATTCGCAAACGCTTTCTTTTGATAAATATAATCAGTTCCAGCAGTAGACAAAAACCACATTTGCTGGAAAAAGAAATCCTCTTTACTCTGAAAGTAATTAGGACTATTTAAAAGATTAACGTATGGACTATTCTCAATTACCACTCCTTTCGAGTTAACGTGCTTAATTTCCATTTGAGAATATAAACGGGAGCGTAATGCCACTATTGTCATTAATACGGGATTGCACAAAGATAAATCTAAGTACTTCTCGTTATTAACAAAGTCATTGCCACCGTCTAAAAAAGAATAGGAAAACTGACCCGCTCGGTTACGTTCCACACGCAATAGCTCCCTACCAAATAAACTAACTGATTTAGTTACCATTGAAAATATCTCTGCCTCACGGCGTTAATTTGTACAAATATAAACAATTATTTAGAATAATTACAAATAAGGTAATGTTTTTTTACTTTATGTTAAATATCTTGTTCTTGCAAACCAACTACTAACGTATTTACAAGCATCAATAGCGTGGTCATTACCTTGCTCTGGTTCGTCTAACTGTACGCCTTGAACAACCCGCCACGAATGATTTTCATACTCTTGCTCCAAATTAGTAGATTGTTTTGTGTAATACACTTGTTTCTTTTGTAGTAATTCAATCCCACTAACAACGCTTCCTTTACCCTTTAAAGCGTAAATAACGTTAAACCCGCTATTCTTTAACTTATTACCCTCTGTTTTGTTTATTTCGTTGCTACTGTCTACTATTAATTCTTTATTTAAGTCAATACCTAAGTTAAATAACTCATCGGATAAAGTGCTACTCATTATATTCATAGGCTTATAAAGCAACTCTTTAAAAAAGAATGTTTGGTCACCGTTAAATTTCATTTCAACTAAAGTACTCGGAGCGGAAAGTCCAAAATCCATACCATAGTAACTCGGGAACTTTAAATTATCAAACTCTATATTATCAATAACTTTCCAATTCTTAAATATTCTATTAGGCTTTTCAGCTTTCAAACCTAATCCGTACACCGTCCAAAGGTAATCAGAAGCCGTGTTTTGTTGTATATTGAATTCTGTAGGCTCGTAACTTAGTATCTTCTTTTTCTGTTCAGGAGGGCAAAAAGGATTGTCTTTAAAAGTTGAATGTATTACTATTGCATTGTCTTGTTTACTTATTTCTTCAATCCAATGTCTTGACTTAGGGTTCCAATCAATTATAATATAATCTTTTGTTCTCATGTCTATTTGATTGAAAGCATCTAAACTGAACTTATAAGGCTCGTTTAAATGAGCTACATCACCTTGAAAACCATGTACTCTATTTTCTTCATCTCCACCCATAAACTCAATAACACTACCGTTAGGAAAAGTATATACACTTTCTGTTTTATTAAAGTTTATAAACTCGTAATTTGGAAAAGTAGGGATAGCTTTTTTTAAATCAGCTAATATAGTCATCTTACAATCGGCTTTTGTTTCACGCCAAATAGAAACCCTTGAGTTTGCATTTTTAAGACAATAAAGCCAATGCGTTTGAAGTATTGAATGAGTTTTACTTGAACGAGATGAACCAGTGTTTATAATGTATTTATATTTACGGCTACCGTCTTCATTCTTTTCGTGAATAGCATTCCATATCTTCTCAAATACTATGGTTGCTTTCATTTAATTATTATCAGGTCTTACTATCTCAATTTGAATAGGTTTGTTTGCTATCTCGTTTCCTTTTGTAGTCACATCAACGTTATCTGTTAGGTGGTTCAAACGCTGTGTAATGCTTGGATTGTAAATACCTACCATTCCACCAGCTATTTGGTCATCTTGAATATTTCGCTTAATACGTGAACAGATACCAATATAATCTGCATATCTATTATCTATATTTGCGAAATAATGCTCAACTCCGCCTATAATATCTTGGTCATCTAAGTAGTTTTGAAACCCTATAAAAGAGGCACTTGCGCTATCTGCTATAGTTCCGGCAAGTATTTTGCTAGCAGCTTCAAAACCAAACATTCTTACAAATAAATGGCTTTTTACGTAGTTTGAAAACTCGGTTATTTTATCGGTGCCTAAAGACTCAGCCACCGGATAAAATTCTTTAAGTTGGGGTATCGTCGGTGTTATCAGTGCTGCCATTTGTTGGTGTTTTTAAGATGTTAAGCCCGACCTCTTTAAAGCCGTCTAAAATATTCTGAGCCTCTTTTTGACAGGTTTTAGCCCATAAGTCGGTAGCTACTTGAATAGCCTCACCGCTATTTCCAAAAATACCTTCGCTTTGGGATATTAAAATTCTAGGGAATCCGTAACAAGCGGTACAAATCTTTTGTTCTGCTTTCTCATCGACGGCGTTCATTAAATCAACATTTGCATCGTTTGAAATCGAGACTTTAGAAAGTAATTTCGTTACGTCGTCGATGTCACCTTCATACTCTAATAGTAAATTTTGGGCTAAAATAATAAGTCGACAAGGTACCACGGACCCTACAAACAACCAAAAAAGTATAACTTTGATTGACATTGAAAATACTATTTCTTTGCATTATAGAGAGGCTCTTAAAGTTGTTGGTTCGACAAATTGCGAAAATGTACCGACATGGGGTGGCTATTTTTCATATAAAATAAATAGAGTATGAGCGATATAGCATTATATGAATTTGATAGCGCCAACATTAACGGAGACAAAGAGGCCGTAATCGTTCCCAACGTACCAACGCTTATAAATAAATTAAGCGCTGCAGAAGCTAACGGAATTAAGGATAAACTTAATCAGTTGGTTACTAGAGTAAACGCCATAGACGTAACAGCTTACTTTGATTTAGACCTTATCGCTAAAGGCTCTCAGGAAGGTGTGCCAAATGTCGCCGACTCTTTAGAAATAGGCGACATAGTCAGAGGCTTTGCTGAGGAGGGGGTTTACTGGGAAGCGGCGGAGTACTTAGGTGGCGATCCTGCGAATAGAGATAATTATGCTGTAGTCTCTCCCGTTAAATTTGAGCCTTTATCTTTTACGGCGCCTATTACGGGAGCTAATCAGGAATTTACTTTAACGTTAGGCTTTAAAGCAAATTTAGTATTTAAGTCTCGAGGACTTCTTTATAAGACGACAGAGTGGGAACAAACAGACGAATTTTTAACTATTCTAGTATCGGTTAACTCCGGAAACACGATTTACGTAATACCTCAATAACTCAATAACATGAAAAAGATTTTATTTCTACTACTATCCTTTATTTCGCTTAGCTCTTATGGTCAATCCATTTTTGACGAGGGTATAAAATTAAGCGGAAATACCGCAACGGCTGCGAGTACAAAGATTGTTTCTCAGCAACCCGATACAGATGATTTAAATTACATTGATGCGGCAAACCTACCTATTTCGAATGCCGTAATAGATTCTATTCAAAAGAAGCAAAATTTACCAACTGGATTCTTGACGGGTTTACAATTATCAATAAATGCAGACCCGACAAAGTTTAATATTGCCGCGGGCTACTATACTATTGCCAATTTTGCAGACTTAAATAATCCTTACGTACATATTGAACAGTACGTAGGTGCAACAGGCATAACACCAACTTATTTAGGGACTTCGAACGCCACTTATATTGCTTTAGATACAAACCATAATATCATACAGCAGTCTACACCGTTTACAAACGCTCAAAGAAGAACACTTGCGATTATAGGCTCTGTTATTCACTCTAATAACATAAATATTAATGCGGTAAATGAGATAAAAGCCCCTATTGTTGCGCCTACAAATCAACTTCATGATTTTATGAAGGCGATAGGTTCATTAAATGAGGAGGGCAATATTTATAGTCCTAACGGTGCTAACTTACAAATTAATAAAAGTGCAGGACGTATTTTTGCTTTAGGGATTAACGCAAATGATTATTTAAATCCCCACGAATTAACAATACCAGCTCAAACAGCACTTACATTTAGATATCGTTTAAGAGGTGGAACAGAATACGCCGATACTCAGAATGTAGACCCGAATAATTATGATAACGCTGGAGTATTAACCGCAGTGACGGCTGGTAATAAGTGGACTATTCAACATTTTAATATCTTTCAATCAGGGTTAACACGTGCGCAACACGGGCAAACAGTTTATAATAGCTACGCAGAAGCTTTGGCAGCCTTACCGACTGACCCATTTGTTACGGAGCAAAATATAGCTGACAATGCAGTATTTAGGGCTTATTTAATAATTAAGCAAGGAACTACTGATTTACAGGCAGCAGTAGCAGCGGGAACGGCTTTATTCGTGCCAGTTGACAAGTTTGGTAATGTTATTGGAAATGGGGCAATTGCATTGACTTATAGTAATATAGTAGCAGCTTTAGGATATACGCCTGCAAATGATGTGGATGTTGTTAAGCTAACTACTAATCAGACTATCGCAGGCGTTAAATCTGTTACTAATTCAGTAGAACCAGCTACATCAGCTTTTGAGTT